CCCTACTGTAACAACTCCGACAGTCACGATGGTTTCGATTCTTCCTAACCACCGTTGAGTTCCTGGCCTCTCCAGAAAGGGCAGCGGCTTGTTTGCCTCCTCTAACTTAGCTTTATACCAATCTCGATCAGCCTCCAAGGCTGTGATGTCGATTGTGTATCTTTCCGAAACCGCTTTTCCCCAGGACTCAGTTGCGAGCAAATCAGCGTATTGGGATAAAGGAACAGCCACTCCCGAGCATTTAGATAGATCAGACGGTGACTCAACTATCGACACTGGTAGTGGCTGCCCCTTAGAAATTGGATAGTTTTCGGAGCACTCTCCAGCTAGTGGCTCATGCGGAGGAAGCCTCTCAGGCATGTCTACAGCCATAGCTATGCTCAAAATAAGAAGAACAATCATGTTCTATCTCTTTCGTTACCGCGCTCAGCCAACTCTTTAGCTGGGTCTTTGCTTTTCAATGCTTCAGCTATAGCGTCTAGCTCATCCTCAAAGGTACGCTGGACATCGCCTTGCTTAACTATCGTAGATAGGTCTTCAGGCGGAGCGGCACTCTCGTTTGTCCGACTCTTAAACTTACGTGGAATACAATAGAGAGCCGTAAGTATAGCAAATATAGCAGCAGCTACCCCAGCAATGACAGACGACATTACTTCTTCCCAAGTGCAGCCATAGCTTTTTCAGCACTATCCCCAGCGATATACGCAAGGCCAAGGTACAACCACTGGGTTGAGTCGATCATCCCAAAAGCAAGCAAGCCGGTCCCTAAAGACAAAACAGCGAGCCTTCTCCACGAGATACGCTTCTGAGAATCAAACAACTTGTCTATCATGGTCTTCATTCGGCACCTCAAGTGCAAAGGATTTTAACTACGACATCACTTGCAGGGCTGGTTGCTGCGTTCGCGTCAGTTGCGGTCAATGTAGATGGGCTCGTAACGCACCAAAAACTAAGGCCAACGGCAAACGGTACCCCTATTGGCATAACGTATGTGATGGTTGTACCAGAGGGTACATGGAACTGCCAATCTGGAGCCGTTGTGCCAGCGGTGGCACCACTAGCTGAATCAGAAATCTTTAGATACACGGGACTCGTGTTCAGAGTATTGTCAATTTCACATTGATATAGTGTGCCGGCTGCGCCAGTAACGTTGAGTTCAGCGGACGAGGTGGCAGCCCCATCAATGATTAGTTTTGTTCCAAGCGGGTCGGCAATAGTAGTGGAAGTGGTGGACATATCTATCTCCTATGAGCAAACAAGAGTAACGTTGACCGTTCCAGCAGGAACAGTTGCGTCAAGTGACGTGGCGTTCCGGGTCGTCCAAATGTTCAGAAAGGTACTAAACGGTGCTCCGCCAGGTATCTCAAACAACTCAGTCGCTTGGGCACCCACCTTAAAGTTATACATCGGTGATGTTGTTCCCAGTACAGGGGCAGACCCATCATACATTTTCAAATAGACGGGTGAACCAGCTACATTATCGACATGTATTGAGTAGATGCGCCCAGATGAACCAGTCACATTCTCTTGAATGGTAGCTACTGGTGTATCGTTGTTGTAGTACACAATCTTGTACGCTAACGAGCCTGAGCTAAACCCTGAAACTTTTATATTTGTTGCCATTGTAATATCCTATAGGGGGAGAAAAACGTTTGAGGCTGCGGCGTCGAGGTTTTTTGGGTCGAATACCTGAAAGATATTATTAAGAGCATACTGTGTCATGCTACCCGCTGAGCCTCAAGCCACCTAATGAGCACCTTCGCTTGCGTACCACTGGCGACCGCCTCATCCCAGTGTCCTTTTGAAATCGTCAAGGCAACGGCAACTACGTCCGTGTCGTCCTCGCCAGGGGGAGCAACCTGCCCCGAAGAAACTTCGGCAACCGCTATCCCGTCGTCAGTCAACTCTTCTTGTGTCATTTTTTATGCCGGGGTCCATGAGTTATCAGCGCCGGAAACCGTATACCACAGGCGGAACTTCGCAGTGGCAGCACTGGTGAAATCTGCTGTCCGTCCGCAGGTGGCGAAAACGTATACGGGGCCACTCGATGGGAATTTCGGACTCGTCCCAAGAAAGTTTGTTGAACCCATGCCCGTATCCCCATTATTGGGAATGTCATCGGGGTGATATCTGTACATGTACATCCGCGTCAGCCCGCCGTGTGCAGCGTGCCTAGGACCATGCGCGATGTTAAAAACGTTGTCCCACTCAGGATTGCAGTTCGCCATGTTGTCCGCGTAATTGTATTTGAAACGCCGGCACTTTTGCCAGTTTGACTGCGACCCCAAATCCCACTGAGATACCATCCCGAACGACCCGTGGGTGTCGTCAAGGCCCGTTGGTCCGCCGGCTAATCCGCCGCCGAAAAAACATTTCGTATTCTTCAGTGTCGTCCCGGATGTGATCTTTTCGATTATCATCTCAAAAGTAAACGCTTCTGACCAGTCAAGCGGGTCGCCGTTTCCGTCGAAAAGCTGCCGCGAGTGAACCACGCCGTGATTCGGCTTCTTGCTGTCAGCATTAGGGAAAGTCCCCGAGCCGGCGCTGGTCCAAGTGGTCCCGGTAGAGTCCTCACTTAAAGACCCATGCTGCTGATGAGGGTCGTCAACCGTCGCGCCGTCCAGGAGGAAACGCTGCCAGCCCAAGTCGGCCGCAGAAGATTGCACTACAGGTACACCGTTGACCCATGCTATGTTCGCGGCGGCTACAGAATTAATGGAAGCAATAGTCATTAGGCAACCTCAATGACGTCGTTACTTGGGTCGAAGTAAACTGTATCTGCTGAGACTGCCCACCCGATGACCTGCACGTAGTCCCCAGCAGTGTCGGGAGCCACTTGCTCAGGCACGTTCTTACTGCTTGTCTCTGCTTCAGGTGTGTAAATTGTAGCGCCTACAGTATAGGTAGGGAAGTTCGCAGCAAAGTGGGCGAATCCTTGCAGAAGGAACGACCCAACTGCGTCCGCAGAAACATCGGCTGTGCACATCGCGACCGTTCGGGATGTCGCTGATGCCGTAGCTACAGCCTTCCACATCTTGCCGTCTGATTTGGCATAGACACATTCCCCAACTTCCAGGTCTTCTCCCGCCACCATGGGAGCGGAGATGCCGGAATAAGTAGTGTCGGGTGTGGCAGCATCGAGGATTGTTGCACCCGATACCGTCAGATCACCAGCGATGGTGACATTCCCAGACGCGTCTACTTGAATGTTGTTGTCAAATACAGACATTAGGCTCTCCAGTTTACGCGAACATCAGCGGTCCCAGATCCACCAATAAGACGAAGACATGCATAGATAGTACCATCTACTGCGTTTGTTACTCCTGAATCCAGGGCGAAATCACGACCAATCTCAAATACCACAAAGCCCTTGGTAGCCCCGCCGCCAATCGACTGCTGAACAACCTGTGTGGCTCCTGTAGTAGTACCAGGAGTTATGCCTACATCTCCATCAGAATCCCTAGTCAAGAACATAGTGCAGGATAATCCAGATGCGGACAATCCTGTAAAGTAAATCTCTACCGTCTGAATGTTTCCTTTTTCTGGAAACCGAAAAGACTCTGGTGAGTTTGCTGTATCAGCGGTAACCGCATGAACAGATAGCGTGTCATTGACCGCAGCATTGTTCTTATACGAGTACCCGGACATGCTCCAAGTTTTAATAGACATTATGGTTTGTTCCTTGGGTATTCTATAGAATACTGACGGGTAAAGCCACTACGTTCAAGCATTGTGGCATGAGCTTTGTTTAGCCTGTATTGGTATAACTTTCTACGGAACCACGGATCATCGTTCACGATCCGTATACCAGTCATAGCATCTGTGATTCTCCAGGCATCATCAATCGGGTCTTGCTTATCAACATCAGCATCAAACGATTGTGGCGAAGTATTTAATATCGAGAAGTGATACGCCATGGACGCGGCTGCGGCATCACGCATGACCCTCACCCACGGCAAGTTCCCCATAAAGTAGTTTGGCATTGCACTTACGCGGATGTCGTCCGTCCACATACCAAGTCTATGGTTATATGATTGAGAAACCCTCAGTCCAGTAGCGTTAACCATCTGTTCAGCCATCAAGTCCCCAACCAACGGTAGCTTCCGCACGGCAGCAATCTGCTGTGCCACAATCCTACCACTTGTTAACTCAGATAGGGGACGATCATAAAAAGCATTGTGTTGAGTGGTTAGTTCAATGCCCATCTTCATCAAAAAATGCATCTGCCCTAATAGGCGCATCGCTGGTTTTCGGTCATCATACCTAAGCAACCACTTAGATGGCTGCGCTGTCGTGGCAAGCATGCCTACAGTCTCCGCAAACGCCTCCATTGGCAGACCAAACCCCTCAATGAACGCACCCTTATGACCAGGCAGAGGGAAGCGAACAAGGTTTCGTGTGTGCGGCTCTCTATACTTAACCTCTGACGGTTTACTCATCTGCAATGGAACGTACTGCTCCCCAGCAATCTCAGCACGATACGATTCGGCCATCTCAGGCCCGTCCTTCATCAAGATTCGGTTGAACTGAGAGTAAAACACAGGATTTTCCTGCATCATCTTGAGGTTCAACGCCACGTTCTTCTGTGACCATGTAAAGAATGGGATGAACAAACGCATCCATACTTTTTGAGCGCCAGTTAGGTCACCATAGTTGAATAGGAACCGGTCAACATGGTCCGCTGCTATGTCAAAGCTACCACTACGCCTGGTATTTGCAATGAAAGTACCTATACGTGCATGGTTTTCAACATGTCTGGATACATACTGGCCAAGATGCTTGGACAACCCAATCGGGTAGAACCCACCAGTCATAAGGGCTGGCAAGCCCATAACCAAAGCATCCTCTGACCATGAGGCAAACTTCTTAACCTTACCCCAGTCCTGCTTGACACCACCATAGTACATAATCTCTGATAAGCCACGTTCAAACTGGTCAATATCAACGTACTGCGTGAACGCTCCAGAGATAACACCCTTCTCTTTTAGTATGTTCAGTGCCTCGTCTGTGCTTCTGAACACCCCATCACCAAGGTCAAACACCCCGTCATTAGCATCAACAACATCAAGAAACTTCGCCTCTGCCTGTCTACGTGAGTACGCAAAAGTAGTTTCAAACTCCCTCTTGGGTGCTCTCAGCATCTTCTTTGCAGACTCAATGCTACCGTACTTCTCTTGTAGAGCAGAAAGCATAGATAGAGAACCCGCATCATATGATATACGGGGACTCAGTGTGGCCAAGCCAGTATCAAGTATCTGACTGAACTTATTGGATAGATGGTTTCGAGCCGAGAACGCAGCAGCCATCACAGTTACGCGGGTTTTCCAGAAGTTATTTACACCCTGAAAGAACTTGTACATGGGTGACCTGGCTTTCTCCGAGAAGACAAACAGGTCGGACATTGATCGAGACACGCCGCGTGGAACATATAGCCTCCACATCTCTCGTCCTTGCTCAAAGAACGTTTGAAGCATCTCCCCGTTGTTAATCTTTACGCCAACATTTAGGTCCAATGATCGCTGGTTCATCTGTTTGGCTACATCCTTCCATGCACCCAGGGATAGAGCCTTATAGTTTTTAGCTATCTTTATAGACACCTCTGTTGTGTCCAATCCTTGACTCGTTAGCGTTGCACGCAACTCTCTCATGCGCCTACCCATAGCCTGAGACTTCGCTGAAACAGGGTTGAATAGCTCTATGCCCTTCTTGAAGTCGTCTGCCTTTATTGAGAGCAGTATTTGGAGGATGTTGTCCCCTTGCTGAAGCTCTGGGATCTCACGAGTCCACGTAGCAAACGGGTCAAAATTCTCCTTGAAAACCTTAACAGCCTTGACGACCTCATTAAAGTCCACCCCTGCTTCCCGCCATGCGGCTGCACCCTTTTCCACAAGCAAATCAAGAGCAAGTTTTGGAACGACGTTATCGAACAATGGAACGTAGTCTAAATCCTTAGCTACCTGGGTCATCGAAACTATCTGTTCTGGCTGTGCTGCAATATCATCCAATGTCCGTATCTCTATTGGACTGGCGACCTCCCTGACCAATCGCTCAATATCTTTCGATTCTGATGGGATAGCGTACTTACCAGCAATGAAGTCAAGCTCATGCTCATACGCAGTCCGAGGACGTATCGCTTTCACAACCTTGCCCTGCATCAAGGCAAACATAAAATCTTGTGCGCTCATGGACCTAACGGCACTAAAGTACCGAGAAAACAAAGCGGTCGGGTCTACAGTGAATGTTATCGCTGGATTACTGGTCAGGTTGTTAATCTCGCTCATCGTGCCTGAGATCACACGCATCTTACGTTGATCCATGTCCGTTGCAATCCTGTCTTCAAGACGAGACCCTATGTTCATAGACCCATGACGATCCACAACTGACGCAGAGTACCCACCTTTAGCGATAACCTCCGCTGGTACGCTCATGTGTGGGACATAGTCCACAACACCCCAGAACCTCATCATGTCTTCTGGTTTCTTTGTGAAGTGCATGCCATGTTTCACGTATAGGTCTTCATACTTCTCAATGAAGTCATCAAACACCTTGACCAATGGCTCCAAGGTTTCTGGAACATCATCAAACCTACTGCCCAGAACATGGTGATAGCGGTCTTTAATCTTGGTTAGAAGCTCTGCACCTACCGTGTCCTCTGTAATGAGCTTGGGTGCCCTCTTGAGAGCCGTATAGGCCGCAAGCATCGTTTCTTCTTGGGTCAACTGTGAGGTCAGAGTCTTGAACTCGCCCCACATTTGAAGCTCCCAGTCCTGTAGATCACGAATCAAGCTCCTGCTCTTTTTAGGGATTGGTATTCTTAGCCGAGGGATCTGTTGCTCCAGCTTCTTTTGAAGCTCCTTCACACCAGCTTTAGCGACTCCCCTGGCCTCAGTACGAGCCTGAGATAGCGCAACCTTGGCATCATCTCCCTTCATTATTGATTTAGCGAGCCTCGACGACATAGAGGCGTTCATGCGTTGAAGAATCTCATTGCCTTTCGGGTCAACAAGCTGATCCAGAACAGCCCTTATTCTTCGTATGGCTTCCGCTTCATCGGGTGCCCCAACGACAAGGTGCTTTAGTGCATCAGACACACGCTTGTCGTGCAGCATACGAGCCTGATACCGTAGCTCTCTCTTGCTAAAGATAGAACCCTTTACTCCCTTCGCGTTCTTCGCTCTCTCTACAGCGGAAGTAAGCGTAGTTACTACACTATCTGCTTCACCCTCCATACGGAGGATACTGACATATGACCGACGAAGCCCCTCTATGTCTTTTGCTGAAAGAGTACCTTGGAACTTCGCATTAGCCTTCAGCCATTGAGCCGACGTTGTAGCCACCTTGTTCCCAACACTATCAAGTATCGGTACCCCTTTCGGATACTCTGCGCGTACCCATGGAAGGAACGAGGCTAAAAAGTCATCTCTTGCGGCAAAGTCTTCAACCTTAGCACTTAGTCTGCTACGGAACCTATCTATCTTCTGGCGCTGTAGACTAAGCAACTCATCCTCAAGCAACTCACGAGGTGTAAACATACCCACCTGTCTTCCCAGGTCGCCCTTCTCAACCTCTTTCAGCTTAGTAATTGTACCCTTAGACTCTGTGATTTTATCATCAATAGAGCGGACTATTTGATTCCGAGTAAACCGCTTATGGATTCCAGTCGAAGGTTCTGGATTGAGCTTGCGAAGGTCATCTACCGCAGCCGGGGCCGACACGTCGGCGGCCTTACCCAGCCGCTTGGTTGGCTCATCTATACGAGAGATAAGCTCAGTCTGAGTCCGCGCAGAAAGCGTACCCAATGGTGCATCAAGCAGGTCATCTGTTGAGCGAATCAACTCAGACAATGCGTTCTGATTGTTCTTCGAGATGCCCAACAGGTTGGAAACCTTCTCGACAAACGTGTTCCATAGAGATTTGTTCTCTACCTTGATCGTCATCAAATAGTCTTGAAACTTTTTGTTCGTCAGGCCGTAGGCGACAAATTCTTTTTCGTTTTTTGTTGCTCTAATCAGAAGGCTCTCAAGCTCTGGGGTAAGGCTTTTGTCCCTTTGTGCTTTTGTGGCAATGCCCACAACCTTGTTGCGAAGTTTAATGATTTCGGTTGAAGCCACTTGAAGCTTCGTACCTTTGTTCGCAAGCAAGTTTCCATCATATAACCTTCGTACAGTTGCAGCATGAATCAACTCGTGAAGCGCTGTCTCTGCGGTAGCACCAGAGTACGACGCTACGCCCCGAAGGAATACACTGTTGAAGGCATCACCTTTGGGCGACCAATTCAACCCCATGTTTACATATCGGAGGTGACTTTCGTGTGCTGCAAGAAGTGCTATGTCGTTGAACACACTGGTTGACAACGTGCCTTTAGCGTCCGCATCAAGCAAAGACTGAGGTAAATCCCCTGACTTGCCGGTGATGACGTGTACACGGGTTTCATCCAAATGAGGCATGATGCGTTGTGCTATTTGACTATGTACTGGATTGTTTGCGTTCTTTGCAATGAACTCGGCAAGTCCTGTACCAGACTTAATACCGCGCATGACTTCAATGGCATCTTCAACTGTAAGATCACCCAATCCGACTTCTTTACGGACCACTTCACCGGTCCAACCTTTTTGGGCGGGCGTGTAAGAGTCTGATACAGATGCCAGCGACGGGGAAAGATCGTCGTCGTCGGGAGGCTTGGGAGCATCCACCTTCTCAGCCTTAACTACAGTGGGCTTTGGCGTATCCAAGCCAGCTTTACGAACATCAGCAATGACAAGATCACCAGTGATATCCTTTGCAAAAAAGGACAAGGCTAGCTCAGGGTTCCCCTCCCCGTATGCACCAGAAGCATAGGTCAGGATCTCATCAGCTAATGATCTGTTGCCCCCAAGTATCTCAATAAGAGTGCTGCGAATAGCAATAGCAGTCTCGTCGTTAAACGGCCTTTCACCTACAATCTCCCTTGTTTTATAGATGATCTCAGCAAGCGCGTCCTTACTGACACGACGTAACAACTTCATCTTAAAGTTAGCTTTCATCAGTATGTGTTGACGGACACTATCCATCGACACCTCGGCGGCGCGCTCAATCGGAGCATCGTTCACCATCTGCAAAGTATGGTCAATGATCCGCACCAACTCATCAGAAGCAAGCTTGTCACCCATCCCAAAGCGAGACATCGCAACAAGAGCCTCTTGAACAAGTAGCTTCTCTTCTCCAAGAAGATTCGCAAACTTAGTTACAAGCTCATCAACCTTGCCCTCCATATGGATAAGCCAAGGGTTTCTCTTGAAGGTGGATGCGCCACGCTCACGAAGGTCGGCAACATGATTGACCAACGCTACTGCATTGTAATCCTTCTCCATAACCTCGCTAAGCCCTTTCATCTCATGTTCTATGGTACGAATCTTTTGGGCCACTTCAAGGCGCTCAGCGTCATTCATACGGCCAGCAAGGGTGGTCCTCAAGCTCGCCACCTCTGAGGTTAGTGCTGGTAGCCGTTTCTCTTCTACCCAACGCCTATACTCAGGGATCATGTCATTAGCGGTTCGGTAGATCCGCTCTACCTCTCCCATCAGTTCGGTCTCATGTGCTCGAAATACACGCATGTAGTTCGTCACTTCATCGTGGTACTTCTGCCATACATCAGGTGCAACCTTACGAACACCCATGATGTACTTGCTTGACCACGGTAGCTGCATCATAAATGCACCACGACCACCGTAATGAAGCATCTCACTTTGGGCGCTAAGCCATGCAACCCTTGGCTGGATTAGCCGAGTACCCAAGTGTTTAGCAGCAAAATCCCACGCTGCGCCTGAAGCGACAACTGCGGATTTACCTACCGTCTGCCGTAAAGCCTCATATAACGTCTGACCTGGACTTAGATAGTGATAGTCTCCGAGCTTAGCCTTTCTCGCTTTAGTTATATTCTTATTGATAACTACATCTGAAAGCGGGTTTTCCCACTTAGATGCTTTACTAAGAGCAGTAAGTAAAATGCTATCCTCATCAAGAGCACCTGAAATATACTTACCTGCCTTCTCAACCTGGGTCTTCGTCATCAACTCAGCAGACTTATCCGTAAACGGAATATGCCATGTCATCGGGAACGCTAATCCACGAGTCTCTTTGACTAATGAATCCATTTGCTTTGGAGTTACTGCACCATCAGCAAGACGAACAAACCTACGGATACCCTCCGCATCAGCAGCGTGAGACTTAGCAGTAATGTCCATCTTCTTGGCTAAATTAATCAATGACTTACGAGTTTTCGCTGCATCTTTACTGGCAGAAAGAACCTCTCTCTCCTGATTCAGCTTTGCAATCTTTGATTGTCTAGCTGCAACCTTGGCTTTAACGCCAGGCGTATCGCCAAATAGCTTTAGCTGGGCTTCAAGTATGCGAACCTCATCAGCTATCGCATCATCCAAACCCTTTACCGCAAGCTCAAGAGTTTCTGGACTCTTTGCTTGATCGGCAAGACGAGTAAGGCGAGCCACCTTTGTCCTTTCTATTTTGGCTGCCGAATCAGCTACATTAGCAGCCAACTCAAAGGCTTCCTTCACATCTTTTACATCATCACCACCACCAGTGACCAGCTTGATTCCTTTCCGAACCCAACCAGACCCAGCGCCAATCTCATTCATATGCTTAGAGGCTATTCCAGCAGCCCGTGTAAGCGTTCCGCTGGCCCTGTAGGCTGTATTGCCTACGTTTACGACTTGAGCGCCCTTAGCGGGGCCAGCAAACCAAAGTGGGTCAAGAGCCACCTCCATCGCCAAGCCGATACCGATGCGACCGACATCAGTGGTCAGTGCCTTGTAAATCGCAGTCTTTGGACCAACACCAGACGTATCGTGCAGCTTTAAGGCTAAGTCTTTGGGGATCACTGAATCAAGAACATGAATACCCAGTGGGGTATCGGTATCCCAATACTCCCCACGATGCTTCTGACCCTTCTCGTACAGCCCACCAGTAGCTATTGCCTTGTATAGATTAGCCCCCAATAGCTCAAGAGACTCATCGTGCTTATCGTCATCCCCAACCTGATTAAACCCAAAACCAAACGCTACTGACTTCTCAGTCAGATACGACAGCATATCCCCAGCACCGGATAGCAATGTCGTTGAATCTTCTGTAGATGGGTCAGGCAATGCGCTACCAATAAGGTAGGCTGCGTTCCACGCCTCTCTACGGGGGATATCAAATGCATCCAGAATACCAAAGATGGTTGTGTACCAAGGGGCTTCCTGTTCCTCTGCTACATCGTCAACAGTTGGAAGGTCTGGGTTCCTTGAAACTGACCTGGCAATCTCGTTCTTGTATAAGAGCGGATCTTCCGCAGACTTAGCATTAGCCCACAAACTGCTTGTCTGATGATCCAGGTCGTAAGTAATATAATCAGTGGCGGGTCCAGGGTAATCCTTTAACTCTGGCTCACTGAATACGGTTTGCTCAAGCGGGGGAGGTGTAATCTCTGCTTGTGGCTTGATTGGCTCTGGGCCAAGCACTAGGTCATACTTGGCGAAAGCCTCTGTAGGTGGGGACGACTCGGTAGACAAAGCCATGCCCGCGCCAGGCGGTGGCTCATTGAGAGTAATATCAAAGTCACCACGCTCAGCCATTAGTTAGTGTCACTCTCGCTGGCTTCCAATATTCTTTTCCTTATCTCCTCATTTAAGCTAGCTGCGCTCAACCCCTTCCCAACATCACGAATACGTTGACCCCAACGACTATTAAATTTACTCGCCGCATCATACACATTCTCTGGCATATGAGTAAGTTCATTAGCGGAATCAGCAACATCTTGAGCAAGGAGGCTGGTATCTACTCCCACGTCCACAATGCTCTCTCTAATGCCTTGACCAACCCCCTCTGCCGTTACCGGTTCTGGCGGTGCGGGCGGTTTAGGTTTATCACCTATATATCCACCCTGCGCTTGTTCAAGGATGTCTTGAAGGTAAGCCTCGGACTTACCTTCTAACTTGCCCTGCATCAGCGCCATTGCATGCGGCCCTGGGGGGATCGTGGTTCCGTCGCCCATGGTTACCCCATACAGGCGCGCTTTCTCTACCTTCAGGCGCACTTGCTTTGCCTTTTCATCCTCTGTGAGGGGTACTACCGGAGGCGGCGTAGGCGGTGGAGTCGGTGGAGAATACGGTAGTACGCCTATAGGTTTGGTACCGGCACCAGGACCACCACCAAGAGGTCTACTGCTTGGTAGCGTGGGCGGTGCCGCTGGTGCCGCTGGTTGTGGTGGGCGGACACCCTCTACTCGATACTCCGCCTTCTTGAACAGGTCGTACCCTTCATCGTCACTATCTGGATACAACCTTTTCTTTGCTTGCTCTGCCGCTGCCTTTATACGCTCTAACTCGTCGCTGGATAAAATTTTCTTCCTCGCCTCTGGTGTCAGACGGTCAAAGAATGTGGTTTCACCACGTTTAGCAGCCTCCCTTGCGTCAGCCTGAGCATCTGCTTCATAACCTCCGGTATCAACCAGCACTCCATCAGGGTCGGCTCTCGTGCGTGGGAGTGGTTGACCCGTTTCCGCCAGATGTGCCGCGTTATCAAAATACATAATTCCTTTATTTGCAAATTGAATGGCTTTGTCAAGCTGAGCCTCAGTCGTATCCCCTGGGAATAAGCGGTACCCATCGGAAGGCTCAATACCAAAACCAAAAATACGCTCAAGACGCTTCGATAGAAACTTCTTCTTAATCGTACCTTCTGTTTGAGCCACGCCCTCTTGACGCAATCGACGTTGCAACTCAATAGGCGGCTCGTCACCACCAACAATCACTTCAGGGTGTTCCTTCTGAATGCGAATGAAAGCCATAATATCTTCAGGATGCTTTCTTGCATACTGTACAGCCCGTACAGGATTCGTAAAGTTCATCGCAGCAGCCCAATGGTAGAAGTTTGGGATTTTCGATGCATATGAGCGAACAGCTTGGGTTAGTTCATCTTCCGGGTCTAAAAGCTCCTGAACCCTATCCAACTCTTGGATCGCCTTTGATATCAACGGCGGGGTAGGCATCTTACTGATCTGCTCAGAATACGCCTCTATACCACCATCAGCGATAGCCTTTGCATCTCTATGTAAGGTCATCATCTCATGGAACATCTCTGGAGGCACACCCGCACCCGCAGACATTGCAGTCTCATAGTAGTCGTTCAGAAACTTCCTTGACTTGTCTTGGTCGGATGTGGCTGCCTGTCTTTCTGTCCCATGAATAGTGAAGTTTGCATCGCCCCCAAATCCTTTTTCCACTGACTGAGCAACAACACTGTCACGAGGACCGCGACTACCCTGTAGTTGACTAAAAAGCTGCGGGTTTGTGCTTTGTAGACTAGCCATGAGCCGAGAGTATGCGTCGTCAGTAGCGGAGAGAGCAGCCGCACCGGCAGCGGATTTCAAATGAAACCGCTGGCCCGGTGAAGCCCCTTTTAGTTCTGGGCCCATCGTAGATGACAAGGAGTTAGTGAACCCCTGAGCAATAGACCGTGAATAGGCTTCCCTGATTGCCCCGGCTGCTTGTTGAGGGTTCATTGTACTGATTTGTTGCAACAAATCCCTGTTTTGCGCATGAAGACTATTGGTAAGTTGGGTTTGTTCAGCTTGTATCTTCTTGCTCACCCCAAGAGAGACACCACCATTAGCCATGCTAATCATCTGAGTAAACATTGGCGTAATCATCTGAAGCATCTCTGCCTTTGCACGAAGACCCATTGCCCCAGCCTGTGCCGCTTGTGACATAGCGCCAAGCGAGCGAGCATAAGAGTTCGATAGCGCAACCATGATGTTAGACTGGCTCTCGATCATCTCCATCTGGATCTTAGTCTGCGCGTTAGCCAACGCAGAGTACCCGTCAGCTAACTGACGACGGATAATCGCTGTAGTTTCAGGGTCTACGCCGGATGATGTAGCCGTATGACGGCCCTTTATCCCAGCCCCAATTCCGAATCCTCTGTATGCTGGCTCAGCCATTTTATTCCCCTACTTTTACGATTCGTTTTTGCTGGTCGGGCGTATAGCCATACGAAATGCTTTCGGCACCGGTAGCCGCTTGATTACCCCTCCTGGCCGCTTGATTGGCCTCCATGCGCGCTGAACTCTTTTTAATCCCAGAAGCGAGGCGGCTTCTTGTGGACTCAGCTAGGCTTCCCATCACATCTTCTGTGGCTTTACCCTTGAGCAATTCGGTGGTACCCGCAAACGCTTGCTCACGACGCTTCTCTGCACCTTCAATGTTCTTTCCACGAAGATCCATGTAGTCCTTCTTGGCCGCAGCAAGCTGCCCAAGACGTACCTGGCGTGACTGGCCAAGGCTTTGTGCCTCTGCTGCATTAGCTTGCCGTTCAATCTGCCTGGTATCCTCAATGTCCTTACCGGACCTACCACCAGAAGAACCCCTTGCCCTCAAGGCATTAGCCTTCTGACGAACCCTTTGAGCGCGAGCACTAGCGGAGGCAATGTCAAAGTCCGTTAGCTGACCCATTCGAGACAGCCTACGGGCCATGTCTCGTTCTTGCTTCATGCGCATACGGGCAAGTTTGCCGGGTAGCGCCTGGGCTATAACTAGACCCGCGCCCGCACCCAAACCGACGTAACCCGCCGCCTTATCTTGCTTAGTGGCTACCGCTTTGCCCTCGTCTTCAGCGATGTTTGCAGTACTAACAGCCATGCTCTCTCCAGTAGCTATTGGTTATCTTCTGGTAGGATAACGTTTATAGCTGGGTTGTCATTTAATGATGGGGTTCTGTTACTAGACTGGTTGTACTTCTCAAGACCCTCTTCTGTAAGTCCTGCGGTATCAAAGTTTCTATCCGTAACAATATTATCTACACTTACCTGATATCGACGACCGCCCTTAGCGAACTCCCCAGGTCCAGGTATTGCTGCCGAATCGTTATTGACCTGATCTGCTACAGTTTCCTCTTCATCACGGTCATCTCTAATAGCAAGCACCCAAATACCACCGCACCTATTTTGAATCTTTGGGTCAGTCTTGTCCCCGTCATCGTTATAAGCCCTATGAATTCTTGGCCACATATCTACATGGAATGTATGGAAACCCTTGTCAAAGTGGTACACTTGGCTTCTATTTACCCACCTATACCGGTGCTCGTTTCCTGTTTTGGTTGCCTCCCCGCCCTTCTTTCCAGACCTTGTTGATGGGACAACAAAATCCAGTGGTATTAGATGTGTACCATCAGATATGACCCTGCAAACCCATTGCTCACCGTATAAATGCTCAGACCCAGAGGGTAGGTTCTTAAACCTTGTCAGATCCCCGCTAAAGAATCCCTGAATACCCAGGTAACAGGTGGCTGGCCACGGACAGAAGAACCTCACCGCTAGCGATGGGTGAGTATGGAATAGGCGCGCACTTGCAGAACCCAATGAAACAGATTCAGAATCAGACTTTATATATTGTGAAGCATGAAACCTATCTGGAAAGTCAAACCCATAGTAATACCCACGCGCAAACATACCCGCACGAAATGAACTAGCCTCAAGACCATCTCGGGAACCCTGTACCGTTTTTCTGAATGGCACAAAGTTCTCATAGGAGATGTTTCCGTTTAATGACTCAAGCGTAGCAAACTCTCCACCGGTAGATGGAATACTTCTTGGATGGTAAATCGACCCGCCATAAATAGCGTTTGCGTTCAGTGTTCCTTCATTGTCTATACTTGTATTAAAGGTTGTCATAACTACCTCAACCAACCCATTGCTTCTTCGGTGCTTTCTGGAAAGTAATCAAAGCACATAAAGCCTCCAGAGCCGTTCTTTACGCTAAAAATCTGACCATTCTTATTCGCATGGCTATTGCTTCCAAATGCTGGGGCATCAAGCCCTACAGCCTTGTCGTAATAACTATCCCAGCGATCAATCCCAGCGTGAACCTGCCATCCAAATAGTGCGTTTGAAAAGTCAGCATCATTCCCCATATCAAACGCAGAGGCCGGGTTGTACCCGTTAAAGAACGCTAACCGTCGAAGTGTATCCCTACTAATGAAGAACGTTTCGTGAAACGAGAAGACCTGCTCTATGTCTATAAACTTTGAGTCTATTCCTGCTGCCTTATTGTACTCTAAGGCAAAACAACCCAACGCAGTCATGGGTGAGAAGTACAGCACTGGAGACTTGTGGCTCATTTGAAACTTAAACACAACAGAAATCCAGCCTCGTCGACCAGCTAAAGCGTTTTTTGTAGTGAACTCTGAGTCTTCCTCCAGATTCTCTTTCCAAGTACCCTTAACCCTACAATCATAATTAAAGAATATGGTAAATCCATTACCATCGTTTCTACATGAAGACATATTCATGTCGTGCCCAACTATTCTTTGCCAGAACTTCCGTTCATTATAGTGACGGACACCTTCGAGAGTGGGTTGACTGATGGGCACAGTTGGTGTTGACCCAGGCCACCAATGAATATCGTCATACCAATGCGGGCCAGGAGCAGTTTCAGGGTATGTGATGTGCTTATGGATAAAATGCTCAGTTACGTCTGCTCTTGTTTCTGCACTGAACAGCGCCCCATCCGATAACTGATCTGGACCAAACGATGACCGTTGAAGGTTCTCTTCCGTCAAAGCACCGTTCACTATATCCATTACCCCTACACTTTCAAGGTAAACTGAATCGGTATCAATGAGGCTCCCAGACTGAATCTTACTCATGTTATGCGCCCAACCATTTGCCACGAGGAAATCTGATTACGGTCATGTTGCAAGATGGGATCCCTACCCCGAACTCTGTACCGGGGGAATCGTCACCGCTTTGAAAGTAGTCCAACTCGGATACTTGTCGGATATGAACTCGATTTTGTTTTTGTCCAATATGCTGCATCGCTACTGGCGAGACCCTGTGCTGACCTGCCCCCAATAGCCGGACTACAACTGACGATGACTTCACCGCTTTTACATACATGCCACCACCGATAATGGTGTCTGATGACGATGTACCCACACCAGTCCCTGGCCCACTTCCTTCTATTACAGACCCATCAAGCATCAAACCAATCTTTATTCTTGGCTTAGTCCCTGAGCCAAAGTACTCGGATCGTTCAGGTATAGCATCGTCACCGCCCGCGCCTTTGCCGGAAAGGCGGTAGCTTCGCCAGCTAGAGCAGAACATTACAAGCTCAGTATATTCCGATACCCATGAAACGGAACAGTCTCCATCGTATATCTCTGACCACCCAGTTTGCGATGGGATCAGCCACACGTTTGACAATCCAGACGACATCCAAGTCATGTACTCTGCATCAGCATGGTGAGGCCAGTCACCACCAACATCCCCCCCATGTCCAGCAATAGATGATTGCTCCCTTCTATGAACAATGACAGACGACCCGGTCTTAATGATTCTTCGGTCAAACGCCCGATCAGAAGTGCTCATCTGCCAATGAGTCATCCCATCAGCGATACGGCGGGCCTGATCAAACTCTCGCTGAAGCTCATCTGGAGAGATAACTTCTCCGGGGTTGTTTCCGAATGGCGCGAAATATGACACGGCTACTCTCCCTCATAAATAGACGGGCTTCGTGACCCCGGAAGGGTTGTCTTCGGCCCATACGCATCAATACTAACTAGCGATACTGGAGAATATATAGTTGAAGCCGACACCTCAAGCTGAAACGTAGTGCAAGAGGGTACGTCTAAAGTCAATCTTTGCGTATAAGTCCGGCGGGCCCGATACGGGTAGGACGGCTCTTGAACAAGGGAAGACCCATCCTGCACACCAGCCAAAGACACATTCGATACGTCTATTGACGAGTTGTACCCGTAGAACCCATCATATACAGCAATGTTATCGTTCTCTGGATGAACGTTAGCAATCTCTAAGTCCTTGCTTACTGGGGAATCCTTATTCCAATCAGCATACGTCTTTACGCTAGACAACTTGCCTGACCGTTCTTCCATTATAAAAACAGCTTCGGCTGCTCTATGGGTATCGTGAAACGATGGGCCAAACTCACTAAAGCTCATCCAACCTGTGGTGTACCGACTTTCAAGGTCTTTTCCTGGGTAGAAGTTTGGATAACCTCTTCCGTATATCCACATAGTGTCTGACTTAGTTTCCACCCCAAGCTCGTCCTTGGATGAATACCGCCCCTTCCATGTTCCAGAAACAATGACCTTATCGTCCATTGTCTCCACACATCGAATCTTTATATCAGATCGCAATCTCCAACCATTGTTCTCGTAATCCCATACAAACTGAAAGTTAGACAACTTCGATGTCTTGTACGGGAGTGCAAAGACCATCTCCTTGGTTCGCACATCCGTCCACGAAACACCAAACCGCTCATAGTCTTTGTTGATCTTCTTGAGCTTGCTCCGTATTGGTGCCCCAATATCGACCGCTCTGCCGTCTGTATCGAGTTTCCAGAAGGTTCCCGACCCATACCATATCAACGTGCCGTCAGGAGCCGCCTGAGCCAAGCTAGGGCCAGCGCAGCCCGCTACTGTACTCACAGTACCAAACGTCCAATGAGGGTAGTCGCCAGATACATAATGAGTTGCGTTCTCTTTGAAGACCAACATGATCTTTCTATCGCCAAGTAACGATGGCTTTGAACCCGTTATCGCCCCCGTTTCTGGGAATACATCTCGCCAATGGGTAGAAATAAAGCTCTCTGGCGTTGAGCCATTGAACCCACCCTGCTCACTCCACCAGACCCTTGAAGGATGATCCTCTGTCCTCATTAAAAACAAAGATGCGCTGAAGGTCTTTATAAAGTACACCCCACGCGGACAAGACCTGCGATCTTCCCACTCCGGTCCAAGCTCCCCATCTGGGATGTCATCCATATATTCGGTTGAAAGGTTGTTTGCTATTCTTTGAAGGTACCTCGGCCTTCCAGTCACCCCAGAAGGTAACGATCTTAGATTCATCGTCCTAAGTAGGATTCGAGCAACAGTACCTTCTGGACCTTTTGGAATCGAGTTTACCCAAAACCTTCGGCATAAAAACTGTATCCCGTACTTTGCCCACGGCGACCCAGCCGCAACGGCGTGATGCTGGATCTCTACCCGACCACCAGCCGACGAGGTGGCCGAGTAAGCGCCATCAGTATTCTCAAAGACAACAGCATAGTACCAAAGACCAGACTCAATGCCACCAGTGGTTATTGCTGGATCTTTTCCCTTTGGCGTTCCAACAAGAGTGTGGTTCAGTGAGCCAATGCGCCCACCGTCACTAAAGCCACCATCGTTAACCCACTCTTCTCCAGCGCCAGGGCCAATCGACTGTGGGGCTGTCGGGATAATCGAGTAGCCAAGCTCACGGATTCTATCTCCATCCCAAACATATGCTTGCCCACCATCACAGTAGGTAAAGTAAACCCGGTTACCAATCACCTCCATCTGAGGGGGGTATAGGAAGTTTGACTGCGGCCTTACTGAGCTAACATACGAAACCCAATCTCGTTCTTCAAATATCTTCTCTTCAACATACCCATACCCAACCCGTACTGGAGAACTGGTGCTGGCAGTTGCCGGGCTATCGTTGGACCTCAGATGGGTCGCTTCTCCGTTACGGGAGCCAGGGATTAGCCTAAAGAATCCATTTGGCGTGATCCAAACAAACTCAGGTATCTCCCCGTCCCTTTTCCAATACTTCATCGCAAGGACTTGGCTCTCTCCTGGCTGAGTAGTATGCTCAAAAGTATCTGTTCCTACTGCTGGCCGACTACTTATCCCACCAGCTTCTTGAAACGTCCTATCGTCAGCATTAGCCCATTGTGACGGAATGAGCGGCATAATCCTGAAGCGACTCTCAAGAAACCCTCGCTCATTCAGGTTGAAGTTAAATATCTCAAATGCAAGTGTACCATCAGAGAATGGTGCCTCTGCCATGACCTTTGCAAAGCCAATAGTTCGACCAAGATATTCCTTCCAAGCCAAGGTTACACCTCCTTAATAGGACGACTTGTTGACCCGTAGTAGTGAGTTGAACCGAGACCATCACCAAAACCAGGGCGCTCATGCCCCGAAAAAGAGTAGTCTCGCTTCATCTTCTCTAACTCCAACTGGTATGCCTGGAAGTACACGCTCTTTCTATCAAGACTTCCATCTCTATCACCAAGTAAGTACGAACAAGAAAGCTCAATCAAAGCATTGTAGCACTCAGGGGGGATACGAGAAACGTCAGTGTCATTGCCCAGCAAGTCTGGTCGTCGAACACAGGACAACAGTATATCGTCCTTTGATGTAGGCCGTTTATCGAAACGTATGTGCTGATGGCCAACAAACTCTTTTATCGGAAAATCTCTATCAACAGGATCATAAGACCCATTATCAATGACCTCCACATCATGCCCCTCAACAATGCGCCACAAATAGTATTCCCCATCGGCCTGAACATCCTTATTAAGCACCCCTGTTGGGGGCTCATCTGAGTTCTCATGCCTGGCACGAAAGATCCACTTCTCAACTCCATGATGATGGTATGACCACGGCATGGTTGCCTCGCTCTGTGAATACCCAAAGACATAATCAACGTCCGGTGTCTTCACCCTCAAAGCTGAATCGCCCCACACCACAGATTGCTTCTCACTGGCTTCGGACGGGGCTGAGATATAAAATGGAAGCCCCTGGTTCTCGCCAACGCCGTCAGCAACACGCCATAGATACCCGCGCTCTTTAGGCCAGCGGCCCCAAACATGGCAAACCTTGTATGAGAAGGTTCCTGCCCGCCCATAGGTATAGTCAACCAATAGATCAGGGTCGTAACCCCACTTAGCGCCAAAAGTATGCCCCTGAGATGCAGCCTCTATTTCAGGCTTATAGTGCGGAGAGGGTAGCTGGAAGTAATCCCCACGCTGGTAGTAATCAGGATCTCCTGAATCCTGCCACCCAGAAGAAAACTTATGTCGAGTCATCTCGGGCCCAAGCATGGAGACCGGTATCTGCCTTCCACTTTTCTCAGGGTTCCGAACCACTTGACGAATAGACTGGACATCAGCCGGGTACGGGTACTCGTAAGTATAGATGCGAGCATCCATATCTGCCTTCGCAAACTGTGTTGAGAACGGCTTGTCAACAACAATGACATGGTAGGTTATCACCGGGTCGTTCCCTCTAGTTGTTACATATACGTCCTGTATCCTGCGTTGATGCCATCGGTCATCACGCCCTTGAACCTCAAACCATCGACCACGAAGAACCTTATCGGTAATGTCTGTGGCCTCAATAGGTGAGTTAGTAGCGACAATGGCAAAGCATCTGTTGTCATCTTCTGAAAAGCCATAGGCTGTATGTAATAGGTTTACTTTTGTAAGTGTTACCTGTGGCTCCAGTATAAACCTATACTCGTCCCGAAGAAGCACCTCTGGGATCTCGCCCCATAACTTCCTAAGAGCCTGGTTCAGTATGTTGTTCAGGCGCTTTGTCCCTGCATCACCACGCTCAGGGTACCCAGTCTTGATGCGAATAGCTTTACGCAGTTGCTTTAGATTCATAATGGTCCCCAATACAAAGAAGCCCCCAAAAGCATACCACTCTTGGGGGCTCTTAGCAGGTAGCTACTACCTACATGATTCCCGAAACGCGAATGGTTACAGGGAGTGCACCTCCCACAGCCGCCGTAAAGACACCGATAATACAGTGCTCAACAGTAGTGACTGCGGTATCGTTTACCTGCCCAGCAACACCAGCCGTAATGACCGGTGTGTTTGCCACGACTGCCGCATTTGACGCGGCCAGAACCTCTCCAGAACAAACGACCCAAGCATACGCATCGTCCGCGATATCAACAACAGTGATACCCGCAACCGTAACCGCTGGTTGGTTTGCAGTAGTGTAGGCAACATTGAGACTGGAGCCAGAAGCGAACGTAACTGCTCGTCCGGCTACAATCGCACCACCACTAGTATTTCGCACAAGCCGATATAGCTGCTTACCGTAAGTCGGGTGAATAAACTCCCGAATCTCACCAGTAGAAGCGGGCTTTTCAGTTGTAGTCTCGTCTGGGTAATCCAGGAAAACCTTATCAGAATAGGGCATTATAACATCTCCTTAAAGTTAAAATCAAACAATTGCGACGGCTGTTTCAGAAGTACAACCATTAGCCATGAGGTTAGTCATAGCAAACTGCGCTTCAAGGATGATGTAACCAACATCAGCATCAACGTTTGAGGTCTCAAGGTGATCCGCAAACTTAGTGACCCGGAAGTCATTGTTAGCATTAACCCAATACTCAATCGTGTTGGGGTTCAACAAGTAGACAGCATCGGTCGCGCCAACGGCAAGGTCAGTCATCCAACGGTTGGCATAATACTGCACACCGTTAACCATATGAATGGTCGGGTGAGACTTGCCACTCGTCAAATCAGCAGGTGTGTACATAAGCTGGGGGCCGGTACCACCAACAGTGGTGCGAACCTCAGTGCCGAGCATGACATGGTCGGCAATAGACAAGACCCCAAGCGAGATCCCTTCTTCGTCTTCCGCGTAGGTATCAGCAGTAATCTTGATCTCTTCTGCACGTTGCAGAAAGTCCGTTCCAATGGTTGCCCCAGATAGATACTGGTTATGCCAGTTATCAACAAAATCCGTCGTATCGTTTACACGGGTCTCGTTGAGGTACTGAATTCCAGCTAGTGCTTGCTGTTCGGGAGTATTAAACACCAACGCACCACGCTGAAAACCAGACGAGGTAAGCCCAGACACGGTACCGTTAAGAGTTCCAAGTCCAGTCAAAGAGCTAACGTTACCCATGTACAACTGACGAACCACATCATTCTTCAAGGACTGCATCGCAGCCTGACTTTCATCTTGAACGAATCGCTTGATTTCCTCTTTCGTAGACATACGATCACGATCAATGTGAGGCAGGATGATCGGCTTAATGTACTTGGCCCAATCACCAGTCATCGCGCTCAGGGTCTCACGCTTAGCAAGCGGGACACTAAGGTTAGTTGCGTTAATCTCAGTCACATCAGAGTGACCGGACTTCACGCGGACCACTCGTACCTGGGTTCCACCAGAACGCTTCACTTTCATGCGCGACTGGAGAGCCTTCAGAAGAGGATCACGGTTATAAAATGAGACCACAGATTTCTTAACGACATCCGGGACTGTAAGAGTTGCATATTCAAGAAGAGGCATTTGTTAACTCCAATAGTATGAATCAACCGTCTAATAGGTGAGCGTGTCTGTTTAATACTTCGTTCCAGTCGAGTTCGTCAACTGATCTTACAGGAGAACTGGTAGCAATACGCCCATCAGCGATAAGCGCCTGTTTTTTTGCGTAACCATTTGCCTTCGGCTTCTCGACCGCTGGCGCTGCTTCTGCTTGTACTGGTTCGGGCGCACTAAGGGTTGCTTTGTTTACCCCAGACTTCCATAAAGCATAATCATATGCCCCATTCATGCGGTCCAACACCGTCTTTCCGCTGTGTCTCTCGAACAGACTATCTAACTCTGTTGCGAAAGCGTCCCGTGCATTTGCTGGAAGCCGGTCAAACTCTGGGTGTGTTGCTGTAAATGCTTGCCATGCAGTATCCACCATGTCCGAAGACATCGTATTAATAAAGGTACTTTGTTCCTCAATACGGGCCTGTAATGGTTTTACATCGTACCCAGAGGACTCCATAGCCTCAATCAAGTCGGAAAATTCTTTCCGTGATGAAGCCAAAGACTCTTGTTGAGACTTTAATGCAGACACTTCGTTCTGAACGATCTTCATTATTGGTTCAACGTGAGCAAGAATCTCTGGAGAGAGGTCACCGACCTTTACATCTGCCAAAGATTTATACTCAAAGTTTTTTATTTGCTCTGGCTCTGAAGCAGCCGCTTCCGGCGCAACTACCGCTTGTGCTTCAACTTCCGCCACTTCCTGTGTTTGCGGAGCAACGTCGTTAGATTGCTCAACATCTTCAGTCCCTACAATATCAGAAGGCGGGGATTCCGCCTGGCTCTGGAGACTCGCTGGGGATTCCGGCTCCGGTTGGGTCTGGGATTGGGGGGGCTGCTGGAGCACTGGAGGCTGCGGCAGTAAGTTCCCTAGTTCCGGGGACTGTGATTGTTCCGTTTGCGATTCCATTTATAAACTCCATTAAGTCCGCGTCATCGTTAAGGTCATATATGCCAGGGGCAAGTTGATCGGAAACAGCCTGAAACACCTGAATCAACTCTGGTGTTAACTCAGCCGTAGCTAAATCCAAGAAGCCAGCTTCAACAAGTTTGGTTGTTGCTTGCTGGATAATGTCTGCTGACATCATATCAAGAGGGACACCGGTGTCCATGTAGGGTTCAACAGCAACCATATCCGGGGGTGGAGCCTCGTCACCCGGAAGCGGTTGCCCTTCTGCTGGCATAACCTGATTAAGATTTGCAGCCTCTTGCATTATTAGTTGCTCAAGCTGCTCAATCGGCATCTGCTCAAGCTGTTCTGGGGTGTACTGGGCCATAAGTGCTCCTATTAGGTTGCGGTTTTGAGCGGAGAGGTTGCCATCTGAGAGATATCAACCTTCCCAGACTGAGCCGATGATTGTGTTTTATCATGCATGGTTTTCCATTTTGCATACTTACTATCTGACCAGCCCGTTGAGTCCTGCATTTCTTTTTTATAAATATAATCCGCCACGCCTTCTCTACCAGAGTCTTTCTCAACCCTGCTCATTTCATACTCTTCTTCTCTAACAGACTCTAACGAATGGCGGTGGATTGATGAGCCAGGTGAGATCCTACACAGATTGTTGTCTTGTTCAAACTTCTTCACATCTTTGTAGGATCTAATCTCCTTACCCGCTGCTCGTTGCTTTTTAGTGTACATGTTTGATGTGTAACTATCGAGGTCTTCAAAGACTGGCCCGACATGTCGAAACCAATTGACTTTGACCTTCAGAGAAACACCCCCACACTCTGGGCATTTATCTTCTTCCGGTATCGCAGCACTACCAAGGAACAGTTCCTCAAATAGAAACTTACAAGACACACATTTATATTCATGGATTGGCAATCTTTACCTCACTCGCAATGCTTGTCGCAAAGCTCTTTTAGCTCTTGGTAGTACATACCCGCTGGCGTATCGGGGTCTCTTTCCGTCCAGCTTTCAAGCAAGGACATGACTCCTTCCTCTAACGTGCCCCCGTCTTCTACATCCTCATCCATATCATCATCTTCATACGCACTATATGAATCTTTAGATGGTCGGTCTTGCTTGTCAACGTACTCAGAGAACGAATCATCTTCATCCATCTTCTTAGCAAACTCCTTGGGCTTCATTTCCCCCATGGCCCCGCCTGGCATTTCGAGGACAAGGATGGTCAACGCCTCGTGGTCCCCTCCGTTAGCTTTCTTTGCAAGTTTTTTTAGATCAAGCATTATTACTCCTTAAAACGGTGAACCATCATCTGGTGCTGCGCCCATTGCGGCCATTTCCTCAACCATGCCCATATCGCCACCAGGCTCAGACATATATTCCTCAACATCCTTAGATCGTAGAATAGATGGCCTGAAACCAAACGCATCTATAATCTCACGAACAAGCTCTTTCTGATCAATCGCATCACTGGTCGGACCACCAGAAGACATGTACTGAAGCAACTCAAGAAGGTGCTGTCTACGCACAACCTTGTCTTCCATCAGGGGACTAAACGGAAGCAACCTGAACGAAGGCATTGCATCCACTACTTCCCGCTCAAACGTTGCCGCATCAACATCATCTTGAACGAGCTTAGATACTCGGTCTATGTTGATTGAAGAGACCTCTTTATTTAGCAATGCCCACTTAAACGACTCCAATGCTTTTCGGAACATGGTTGTTACCAATCGCGTCACCTTGCGTGATCGGATTGCCAACCGCCCCTCAATAGCTGATCGAATCATGTTGGCTTCGGCTGCTGTCCGAATGTTGTTTACTTGACCCTGCTGGTAGTCCGCCATTCCCGGCAACCACCGGATAGAGTCCACCGCTTGACCAAGATGCTGATTGAAGTCGAACGTAGTCCTCATCTCAGGACTAACCCAGATATTTGAGTTTATATCCCCATCAGGTGGTCCATGGATAAGCGTAGGCTCCCAAGTCTTGGCGTTCTTCCACCGCTCAAACTCTTCTTCTGAACGAAAGAGCTTTGAATCCACCAACATACGCCTCGGTAGTCGTGCGACCACTTCACGGCGAGCACTTACAAGTTCGTTAATGTCTCTTTGAATCGAAGAGATAAGCGTAGTGTCTGGGATTCCGCGAATCCGTCCAACACCAGGATGGAATACCAGAACCTCGTATGGTCTCCCATACGGTATATCTGACTCCATGAGTAGTTGGTTTGTATCTGGATGAATGTGGTAGAGCTTGTTCTTCTTAAAGTCCCAGAACTCAACAAGAGAAACGTACTCTTTAAGCCCAGCCTCTCTAAGTTTAATCTCAGCATCATCTTTCATCTGCTGATGAACAAGCGAACGGGGATAGGTGTCTCCCTTGATCGTCTTTGTAGGCTGTGCATAAATGCCAGATTCTATCCGACTCCGAACGTCATCTGTATGAACAACAAACCGCTCAAAGGCCCACATAGCGTCAGAGGCGCGCTTGGCGTTTGGATCAAAGTGTACTTCCCAAGGAAGTTTGGTTCTCCATATGGGTCGGCCAAGGTCAGAAGACCACATGACCTTCACAACACTCATATCAAATAAAAGCGCATGAAGGATCACCTCACGCAATACCTCATCAAGCTGGTCTTCCTCTGCGAAGAAGTTGAGCGCAGCGGCTACCCGTCGTCCAGCAAACGTTGTGTCTTGGTGCCGGTCTGGAATCTTGTATGATCGGGCACGCTGGTCAATGGCCTCAACTTGCGGGAGGTCCATAGCTAACGAAGACGCAATCGTATCAATGATTGGGAAGACTTCGTTTTGAACAGCTTTATAGTTTCGACTGCCCCCGCCAGTTATTTGTGACGAGTAGCCATCTCCACCCCAAAAGTCTCCCCGATAGTACGCAAGGTTACGGATCAACTCGTCCGCACGGTACTGCTTAAAGTTTTCCTCTGTTTGATGAACCAGAGTTGTCATCTTTTTAATAGCTTTATTTTCGTCAGGCGCAGAGCGGCTGTCTACTGTTCTCTCGGCGTCAGATGCGTAGTTGCTCATTTGTGTTGACCCCAAGGGCTGTTCCAGTTTGCACTATCTTCCCGGTCTATCTGCTGCATCACTCTTTTCCAATTCATATTTGTTTTGTCTCTGTTCGACATCCTTCGCCTATCCCATTTTGAACCAACCTCCATCCTCCACGCCCAGGCTGCTCCCGCCATTGATGCTGCAAGATCATAGTGTCCACCAGATGAGTCTCGTGAGAGCTTGTCCCATTGTCCTCTATAGTTCAATAATTGTCTAATGCACCGAGTTGAGTGAAGCATCAATGATGAATCATCTATAAGCTCCTGTAAAAAGCTAATCGCCTGAGCCTTGGTCTTCATTGTTGAGTACCACCCAGGAACCCTGGAGTAACCTGACTTACCATGGAGGCTTGCCTTCCTATGGTAAATGTTTCTTACACCCATGGCCAGCAAGTGAGAAAGCAACGCCTCACCGACCCCATTCGACTCAATATAGATTCGAGCATCGTTGTACTGCTTAGATAGCGCAGCGATCCTTCTTGCCATCTTAAAGGCTTCGGAGTGACCAAGAAACTCAGCTACCTGCTCACATTCCTCAATGTCTAAAATCTGAACCCCAAACATATCTCGTTGAGACCATGAGCCAGCAGGGTCGCAAAAGATCAAGTACCTGCTTTTCTCTTTTGGCTTCTTAAACTCTACATATTCCGTGGTTTCCACGCAGATACCGGTCCCCTTGTCGATACGATCCATCATCGCCATAAGGCTTGTGGAGTTGAATACAGACTCACCAGCAAGAACCCAGCAGTCAATCTCGTTAGCCGGATACTCTGCACGGAACTTTTCCAGGTTGTTCCTACACTTTTGCAGCCCCTCTGTTTGCATCCAGAAGGCTTGCGACTCTGTTAGGTGGTGTTCATCAGCATACCCTTGAATAACTGAATCAGGTCGCCAGCCAACAGGTGGCCGCTTGCTATACTCAGTCACCATCGTCCATGGAATAAAGACCTTCATCCATTTGCTATGTGGTTTCTCAGAAGCAAGGCATAGGTCATGCAGTTGGTCTCCATGATAGCTTGGAGTAGACTCGGCAATAACGAAGCCACCCGTACTTGGTACAGCGTTTAGTGCTGATGTCCAAGCGTCCGGCCCTGCGGTATCAGACCACTTCGATATCTCTGTTGCCAAGAGAACCTGAACCGTATCTCCACGGAGTGGTTCTTCATCTTTTACAGATGCGATAACCATTCGACTATCCAAGACCGGAAACTCTAAGGTTCGCTTCAACCCAACTGACTTCTTTGGCTTGATCGCTTCTGGTAGGTGGCGGTGGAAACGAACCGCCATCTCCGACAAAGACCGCGCGGTATCCTTCTTGTGTGCGATCAAGCCTACTCGACAACCTGTTCTAAACATTGCGTGCTGCGTAGCTACACAAGTAAAAAAGGTACTGCTCCCTTCCTGGCGTGGCTTTACGTGTACCAACCACTTATTTTCTTTATAGCAGCGACGTACTGCTGCTGCGAGAATCCTTTGATGCTCCCAGAGCTTAAAGGGTACAACCGCCCCACTCTTTGAGCGTATCTTATTCAGGTGACAATACTTCTCTGGGTCCCAAAACTCTGGGTCACTCGGGAGTAGATAGCTCATTGAACCTCACGGGTGAATATCCCGAACGGCCCGGCGCTATCAACGCCCTGTGGCGGAGTTATTGATTTGCCCATTACAGGGTTCTTTGCCTTAGAATACCGGCTTTTGTCTGACAATGTTTGCCGTGATACTGTTACAATAGACATGATCGCATCAACGTCTTTCTTTTCTATCCTTCCTTTCTGGTAACGTTCAAGGGTGTCCTCACAGACATGAACAATGCCCTCATAGTCCTGGAGAGAGAAGCGTTTATCGTTACTTGGAGCGCCAGCCATAATGCTATCCATGTTCAGGTTTAGGGTTGTATGCTATTTGCAACAGCTAATCTTGTCATATAGTAAACCAACGGAAACCAAAGTTTCTAATCATTTCTAAAAATAAAGAGGACAATATGCCACGCGGAAAGAAAGCACCAGCCAAGCAAACAGCACAAGAACCAGTCACGCCTATCGCTACGAAGGTTGACCTAAAGGACAAACCAGTGCGGCGCGTTGGTCGCCCACCCCGTGTTTCCACTGAGGTTAGACGGCTTACCGTTGTTGTTAATAGCGAAAAAATCGAGCTATCGTTTTCTGACGAGGCCGAGTACAACCGCTCTATCAAGCGATTGGCTTACAATGTAAAGAGCGGTCAGCCCGTAGAGATCGAAAGCGGAGGTAAAACATATACCTTCTGCCGCATTGATTACTTGATTCGATAACCATGACTATCGACAACAGGCAAGTGGAGCGCGGCCTTGCTGGCCGTGTCTCCGAAAAAGGAGTCCCACCGCCAAGGGTGCTACCTAAGTCTGCTGCTGCGAAGCGGTCTGGAACGTTTGCTGATGTATCGTTAGAAGCGATCCCGCTGCTGGCAAATGCCATTCCTGGCGTTGGCCCGGCCATATCGGCTGGCCTTGCTGTATTAGCTATGCCGGGTAAAAACGCTCGTGCAGAGGCCAGGGCTCGTTACGAGGGCAATATAGCTGCGACGTTTAATCCTGGTCAGTCAAATACGGACAAAGCCTAATGCAAACAATGGAACAGCTTATCCAGGCAAAGCTAGCCTCTAAGGTTTCTGCGTCTGTTCAGCGGAAGATAGCTGAGCTTAAAGCGGGGCTGCCTGGTATTTACGAGCAGTACGGTCCGATTATCGACAAGGCTTCAAAAAAGCACAAGATTAACCCCGACTTGATTGCCTTAATGATTCTCAAGGAGAGCGGCGGGAATCGGTACGCCGTAAGCAAAAACAAGAAGGGCGAAGTAATGGCAAGGGGGCTTATGCAATTAATGCCCGCCGTTATTAGCGACTATGGGGTCAAAGACCCGTTCGATATAGAGCAGAACATCATGGCTGGGACAGCTTTGATTGATAAACGCATAGAAAGGCGCGGCGGCAACCTAATGCTGGCGCTTTCTGACTATAACCAGGGCGCAACGAACACATATAGAGTCTCAAAGGGCACCCGTGACATGCCCACGGAGACTGACGACTACATTCAGTCCATTATGGGCGCGTTCAGCGGGGAACCAAGGATTGATCTTCTAAAGAAGGACGAATCATCCGAAGGAGGCGAGCCGTTTAAGCGCATAACGCCGCAAAGCCCGGAAGATGAGGACTTGTACCCGCCCATGGACAAGAGAACAGCCGAGGAAATACACAATCCACCGCCAAACCCGAACACACGTAAGTCAAACTCCATGATTCAGGGGTCAAAGGCTCACACTTTCAATCCAGAAGACATCGAATGGCTAAAGAAGTCAGCAGGAGAACTCTAGTTCTCGTATGTATCCTTCTTAATAAGGCTCTGTTCCGCAAGGAGTTGAGCCTTTTCCTTTGCCTTTGGGTGCATTTTGCTAACATCAACGCCCTTTAGCTCCTGATTTAGCGTGTCAGCGTCCTCAAACATCCCCGCATACGCTTCGGGCAGGGCTTCCATGGAGGATGGGCCAGCTTCTTGTATCGCCTCCTGTAGCGGCTGACTCTGAGCAGCCAGCACATTAACGGCAGCGGGTTCAATCTCAAAAGAGCCAAGAGCCTCTATAAGATTTTGTAAGCGACTGCTCTTAATATCTGGCGATGGTGACTTGACTGTGACCTCCGACTTGTCCTTGCCGGCGACAACGCCCTCTACTGGTGGTGTGGTAGTGGTACCCATGACTACTCCTTTTCAATAATAAAATAACAGATAGACTTAAAAGAGCGGGCCGATTTTGTCTGTAGCTGCTTTTTCAGCGGCCTCTTCCACGGGGTCCAATATCTTGAAAATCCACGCTATTGCCTCTTCGGGCAATTCCGCAGCTTCAAGCACAGCCTCATCAGAAAGACCCAACACCTTTTGTTGTTTTTTCAAAATCTCATAGGCAAAGTTGGACCAATCATTTGAACTGATTTTATCTAACCTCTGCTCAGCCTGACGATTGATGTCATGTAGCCTCTGCTCATCCAAAGTCATTCGGTCTACAAACGTACCCTTGGATTTCTTGATCCCATCCCCAATCCGTTTTAAGTCTTCACCTCTGATGAACGATAGCCACAGGTCGTCAAGTTCATCTGTAGATAGGCTGTCAAAGTCTAAATTCGTTTGTTGTTTTATTGCCTGACCGAACGAAAGTTTCTTTGCGTTTTCCTTATCAATATTCTCCATGATTTGATCAAACTGTTTCTGATTCGGATGCTGAGAACCCATTTTCGCGATCTCATCTTCAAACCAGTTCCTATCAAACTTTGGTGAGCTTGTATGGAGCTTATGATACGGCCCATATGTTGGGTCTTTCGGATCGAAGCTGGGTGTATTGCCACTTCTTGGGTCCAAGTCTTCAGGACCATAACCACCCGATACTTTTTGCAGGTCTTCACGTCCTGAAGCAGCACCAATGTCCCGAAGGCGCTTTATGTCAACGTCACTAAAGTCATCTATTTTTCTACCAGTAGCTTCAATCATCCGTCCTACCATGATCCGGTCTTGCTCATCTAGCGGCCCTTGGTCCTTAAAGCGCCCAGCTTTAATATCAGCACCACCTTGAGCTAGCTTCTCATACCGCTGCCGCATCTGACTTACAGCGTAAGTGGTAAGTTCATTGGCTTCGTCGGTTGCTTGCTCCATTGGAACATTGTCCAAAGCTCGCTCAGCCTTCCAGGCTTTCCGCCACTTCATAAGTCTAACAAGGGCGGCTCCTGCCCCAAGGCCACCAAGGCTCAAACCAAGCGTCAAAGCAGCGGCCTCCTTATCACCCTTGTCCCAGTAAATCTTTGCAGCAACGGCATCTGAAGCAGGGGAGGGGTCAACAAACGAACCAACCTCTGCTGCCCGAAGCGCAACATCTTCAGGCTTAGCATCTTTCATTGGTTTATAAGGATCTTGCTCAAGTGGCACAGCAGGGGCCGGCATCCCACCAGGATCGCCAAAAGCCTTCAACCCCATTGCACTCGGACGGGACTCATCAGGAATAAGGGTGGACTCTGCTTCTACTAAGGCTTGGTCTTTTACTTCCTGTGGAAGCTGGTCAACAGCCGCCTGGCTTTTATCCATCGCAGCCCGAAGTTTCTTTAATGCGTCGTAGCTGGGGTCAACCGCCCCAACGGGGGGCTTCATTGCTTCCACGACTACTCCTTCTTATCTTTAATACGGTTAGCTCTTTCTTCAGCACGAGTCCTCTTCCTTGCAATACGAAGCACCTTTCTATCCGGCGTATCATCCGGCAACTCAAGGGCTTTCCGATATCTTTGTGCGTTTGTCTCAACCTGTGCGGGAACAGACAACTGGTTGCTTATATCGTCAATATGAGACTGAGCCTCGCGCCCCCCAGGTAGTGGACCAGTGACTACACCGTCAGGGCCAAACCTTCTATCAAAACGTGCCCGCTGAGAAGAACGATCAGCTTCTATGGAAGGGTCGCCAAGACCCCACTCAGCAGCCCTTTGGGCCTTTATGCGCTCCTGTATGTCTACCATCCCCAGACGCACTTTCCGCAGCATCTCTTCCCGAGCTAGCATCTCTTCCCGAGCTACATCATCCATAGCCGTACTCTTTTCTGGCTTACCCACGACTACTCCTTTTCAGAAAGCATATCAGCAAACGCGTTCCCTGTCTCAGCAGCAGACTCAAGAACAGCGGTAACCCTCTCTTGCTCTGAACGCGCTGAGAGGTACACATCACCTATGCTCTCAAGAAGAACAGCCGCGACCTCCATATCAAACACGTTCCGAACAGCCAACCACTGACCACCATCACGGCAATACTCAAAACCCTTGTGAGCAGTACGCCAACGAAAGGTCAAAGCATCCACAACAACGGATGAGTCGCAATACAAACCATGACGAGAAAACAAAGCCTCAAAGTACCCAACTAAACGAAGTACCTCCTTAGCTGCCTCACCATACGCCTGAGAACAAACCTCGTGCTCCAATACCTTGGAAGCACCAAGCTCATCAAGCTGAACACGATCAACCATCTCTGCAAGACGAACAGACGGAATACTCTTCATCACCAACCCCTGTACTCTAGTGTCAAGTACCTAACTTCTAGTACCCTACTCTAGTTTTTTCCCTAAAAAAACTCTACCCAAATGGTTCTTATTTACTAAGTACTTCTCTAGAGAGTACAGGAACTCTGGACATAACGAAAAAAAATGAAAAAAGCAAACCCAAATAGTCCAAAAACGCTGGGCTGGTCCACTAAATAAAAGTTGTCAAATCTTGAACCACACCACCATACCGAACACCCAGTAACAAACAAAGGGAAAAAAGAAGCAGTATTAGGTATTTTTTGAAGAGGGGGGTTGTTCTACAGCAATACACACGAACGGGGGGGGATGCCCCCCCTGGGAGGGGGTAGTCACCTGACTACAATCGTCCATAGTCGCTTGACTACACTCGTATATATACCCACACATGTGCACGCGGGTACACATAAGGAATACCCATGCAGCGATACTGCCCAAATTGGTACCTTGTTTCAGCTCTAAACTGTGCAATTCCGACACATGCCCACATGCTTCGGAATTCTATTGTTTTGATCTTAATAGAAATTCTAGCGCGGTTTTCTCGGTTTCCACGCTGTTTCAACGTGGTTTTCCACGCTAGAACCACCATTTGCACCCAGAGCAGAGCCTCTAGCCATAGCAAACCGATCGAATGTGTTTGTCATTCGATCGAATTGTTTGTCATTCTCAACGCCATTTGACATACACCGACGCTCGCCGGGCTGAGGCCGGTCAATAAGAGGCCGTGAAAGGTACCAGAAGGGACGCTCCCGTCCTTCCTACCCATCTATCCATCCCACACACCCCAAACGCCCGTAGACGCCCCCTGTAGTGGCTCCACCGTGTCCCCGTGGTCTGGTCGGTCCTGTGACGCTGTGCGGTTCCATGCATCCAACGAACCCAAACGTAGAAAACCCCCATGTACTTTGCAGTACATGGGGGCGTTCGTTTTATCTGTATGTGTAGCGGTTAGCGTCGCCTACTGATCAGCATTGCGACGCAACACCAGAGAATGCCGAGTGTGCACAGCGCGTTGACTGTGATCACAGGGCAGCCGGTACCGCAGGCACTGACACGAGCATAAGACCCGATTCCCGGCAATAGGTGCCAGTGGAGCCGGGCAGCGTTTCCAGCACATCGACCAGTAGAGCGGGTCGAACGTGGATTGTCCGCGTATCGGTAGATTGCTTGGCTTGCTTGGCTTCGATGGTCTGCACTTGCGCTTGGATGATGCCCGCGTTTATCGGTTGCGGCTTGCGAGCGGGTATCACTGAACCCAGCACACTTTCGACCGATGGATACCCAGCGCCCATGACACCCCGTGCGATGCTTTGTTCTGCTTTCCGGGCAACAGCCCACAGAGTCTTTGCGTTCGCAGTTTCAATGCCCCAATTGCGTTTCAACCGACCCCAGTACAAGAAGTGGCCACCTTTACGTGTCATTTCATCAGGCGTTGGCCACCGCTGATCGTGCTGTGTCTGTGTCTGTGTTGGCGCTTGTGTCTGTGTCGGTGACTGGTGTCCGATCCACGCATCGAATTGCGCGTCCAATGTTGGTGCCTGTGGTGCTTGCGGTGCCTGTGGTGCCATCGGTGCTTGCGGTGCTTGCGGTGCCATCGGTGCCAGGCCACCAGCAAAAAGCGTAGCCCGAATATCCGTGACCGCCTTCGGTGTCGCCTTCGGTGTCGGTGTCGGTTTGGCTTGGACCGGTACGTATTGGCGACGTGAACTTGAACCCTTGCCCCTTGAACCCATGGATCGCTCTAGTCCACATGCTTGCAATGCTGCGGCATTGTCCAGGTTTATCGCTACCTTTGCATCATATGCGTTCTTTGGTCCCGTCCATCCCGTCAGATCCGCATATTGAATCCATCCAGCCCGAACGCCAGCCACAAGCTGTCCCGTTGACAATGCCTTATTCAGTGCGTCAACCGATGCCTGGCTTTGCAGCGTAATGATTGGCTGTCCTGTGACAATGCATGTGATCGTGAGTTGGTTTTTGGTTTGCATGATGTTGTCCTTGTGCTGCACTTTGGCAGCGGTTTTGCCCTGAAAACACTCCAGGGCTGAAGACTCTTTAACCTGATTCGCTTCTACCGGTCAACCTATGCAGAGACGTCCAACGTTTAGCCGTCAATAACCCCCAAACAATTCGGACCGTGTCACATATACATACACACATACATACATACATACATGCATACATACATACATGCACATGTGCGCCCGCGCCTGTGTATGCGCATACACATACATACAACACACTACGTGCAATACGGGCGATACGTGCAATACATACATACAAAAAGGGGCCAAAGCTTTTAAGCCTTGACCCCTTTAATGCTAACTATAAGCAAGCGTTCTATTTGGCGTACATTTCTACTTCATCACGCTCTTGTACAGTAGGCTTCTCATAGAAGCTATGAAACAAACGTGACCATTCATCTGTTAGGTCTATCGTTGCCAAGCAACCATACGACTGAGCCATGAGTACCCATAGAATACGCCTTGCACTATCACCTCGTATGCTATCGGTACCAGTAGATATAACTAAGTCACTTAGTGCATGTGCAAACGGTATCGGGTTGCATGGTAGCGACGGGTCAAACATAGCCGCCTGTATTTGAATGAGCCTATTGGCCAACGTGTCTGGATTTACTTTGAGTGTCATTGTTACCTCTTTGGGTATGTTGTTTATTGTTTGGTTTAATGTGCTTCACTATCGCTCAATCATAACAAGCTCATACTTGTTGTCCGGGAACATAAGCTTCTCTTGTTCCATCGCATGCAGCCCTTCTGCATATGTATACTTCTCGACATCCATACCCTTAGAGGGTATCCAAGCTACTATCCTGTATAGCTTTGGAGTTATCTCACGTATCGCTGTTTGTATGTTCATCCATCGTTGTTCCCACAACAACAGGGAGCCTTTAACCGCATCAATCATACGCTGGTCAGTATACGTGTCCAACATCTGGTTTAGACCTGCTACTTGCCTTTGGCATTGCTCCTTACGCACTTCCAGATCCGCTATGTCTTCTTGTACAAGAGTATCCACTGACCATGGGTACACATCGTTCATACCCATTGTGATGCATCCTCATTGGGGTCCATGTCCTCATACCCTTCGTTCCATTCAATGCGGTCATCGTCATAGTCAAACGTCCTTGCCCCGTTACTAACTACACTCATTGATAGACATACGTTTGACCTCTCAACAACCTCATCGTCGTTGTTATCGCTTGCATGCAAGCCAGCCTTACCCTTGTTGGTATCGCCGTTTATATACATATCGACTGGCCTCATTTCATTCCGTTCAAGTGTATCAATAAGCTCATCTGTATCGTTAACAAATAGTATATCTGACATTATGTTTCCTTACCTGCGCTTTGGCAGGGCTGTTGTTTGTTGGTGGTCTTTATTGATCCATATACATAGACATGCAAAGACCAAGCATGCACATGATTACAAAAGCTATGACGTGCATCACAGACGCAGTGAGTTTGAGTTAGCCGCCTTTGCCAGAATAGGTACAAGCTCACCGGCTTGTCGTTCAAGGCCATCACGTACACAGTCATCGACCATAGACTCATGGGCCATACGAGTAATGGCGTTGACAATATCGTGCATAGACTCACCACCGCCTTGATTGTTGTACGATTCAAGCAAGTATTCCACCGCCGCATCACGACCAATACCCTTGCCGATACGCCCTGTATCTACAAGTGTTTTAAGCATGACAATAGGAGCACGTTCCACAATGCCATCGTCATTAACGAATGACTCAATACGCTCACCATTCACAAGCAACCCGTCAACAGGCATGTTGTTTAGTATGCCCCATTGAACAGCAAAGCGTTGCATAGCCTCACGACCCTTCGCCATGCCAGTGTACAAGTGCTTCAACTTGCTTGCGACATCACCCTTGTGTACAACCTTAATCATTTCAGCTACTTTCGATGATATGATAATCATGTTTAAGCACTCATTCCAAAACGCAATAGGCCCGCCCTTGATTGAGCCTCCGCCTACATCGTTGCTCTTGAAGCGATAGCCTACTTCAAACAAATCACCTGCACTAAAGTCCTGAAGGTCAGATGGTGCATGCATTGTAATGTTAAACGCAAAGTCTGTTGTCTGTGCGTTGTACTCAATCTCACCCTTGAACATACCCTCTGGATAGTTTCTATCCAATGCCCCACCTATGAAGGCGGCGACATCATCGCTGTCATATGTCGTATACGTTGGTGACACCGCACTGAATACACCACGTCCATCGGGGCCAACCCTGGTACGGAGCTTTACTTCCTGGTCCTTGTACCCATGACGTTTCATATGCTCATTAAAGACATACGCTCTAACGTCAGGGTCAAGCCGCAAGAACATTGACAATGCACGCGGATACAATTTCGTTGTATAGTCAGACCGCTCCGGGTATGGGACTGGAGTCCTGTATTGCTGCGAAGCAATGCGTGCATACGCCTTATCATACGCATCCTCATCGAAGTATTTAGCTACGCTAAGCAACTTGCTTAGTCCAACACTCTCAACATTTAGGTTGCCAACGTTAGGTATATGTAATGAACCGTCGTCCTCCATTCGTATGTCGGACATGTTTACTTTCCAGTCCTCACGGTCCTCATTATGTATCGTACTCATAAAGGTTTCAATAGCAGCATTGGGTGTAGGCTTGTTATCCCAAACCTCTCGTGCTGTATTTAAGTTTGCGTACCCCGAGTCTAACACCGCTTTACCACGTATATACCCAGCCTTGGTTATCTTTATGTTCTCTGGTGAGCGTGCAATACCAAGCTCAGTAACCAACAAGTCATGTTCCGCTTGTCGCTTTACAGCAACCTCGCTTACTTCACACGGACTAACTGTACGCTTATCCTCATGTATCGTACCAACAAGCTTACGCTTAACAGGCTCATCAACAACCTCGCTTTCGGCCCATGTATTCCCGTTACTTATCGAGGGTGTATCGCTACCTGTCATTAGGGCGTATGTCTTGTTGGCTTCCGGCTCATCAACAGGCTCACTAATACCCATGGCTGTATTGTAAACCTGCTCAGCAGCCGACCCTGGCATTGGGTATATGGCATGCTCCGTATCCATACCCGTCCAACGCTGATGCTTGAAGTCCTCATAGAAAAGCTCTTGAGCCTTATACTTTGCCTCATCATACGTGGGTGCATTGCACTTTGTTTCTATCTCGTATGGGTCACGGTATATAAACGTGAATCCATTGTCTTGTGTGTCACCTTGTGTGCCACCTAATGTGTTTATCGAAAGGGTCATTGTCTCACCTGTTTGTTGTGGGTTGAATCCGGTCCTTGCCGGTGACGAAAACCTAACACGGCGACGGAGCCAGCGTCAAGAGTCACCGTTGAACCTGGGTTTTCGGGATGCCTCGTGCGCTTGCATAACGTGGCGAAGTGTGTTGCATACGCAAGCATGTGTATGCCCGCATGCACCTGTGAGTATACCACACAGGCGTGTGTATATGTACGCATGTACGGACAGGTTATGTCCGCACAATACGTGCATTAGCCCTGCACAATACGTGCATTAGCTTTACTCCTCACTACCAAAATCTATCATACCAATCAGAGGTCTAAGCCTTAGCACAGGTATCTCAAGGTCACGGCCAACAGATTCTACCCGCTTGCCTGTGTCCTCAAAGTACGGTGAGTCTGATATCTCACGTATAAGATCGGGTGTGAAATTGTACCAAGGGAACATGAACTCATCAGGTTCAATGTCTATTTCAATAATGTTCGTCGATAGCTTTGCGTATGGCTCACCATCTTCGGTGCTGACCATCAATGCTATACGTTCGTTCTCAGTGTAGTACCCAAGGTACAGCCACATGTCCTCGTTATCGAGAGTTATTCTTCCTACTTTTTCTGGTAACTTGAGGCCCATTATCCCCCCCTTGTTCAATAAGTGTGATGGCTTTATCTATTCGGGTGATGGCACCCTGACACGCATCCCGTACCTGGAACAGCGTGAAGTTATCGTATCTCTTTGCGCTACATTCTCCACATGTTGTGGTCTTTACTACGATTGAGTACCGAACATCAGACAGTAGCTCACGAGCCTTTAGTAATGATTCAGTGTCAGTCATGTCATAGCCCCATGTAATCAATCTCAAACATTACCTCATCCCATCTCGGTTTGGATATGCTCTCACCGATAGCGTCTGCAAAGAACACTCGTATGTCCTCATGGTTCATGCCATGACTAAACCGAAGTGTATCGCAGATGCGCCCAATAAGCGCAAGAGCATCATCGCTATGCGGTGGCCAGTTCTTTTTTATGGTTGCCTTTGTGCCCATGTTGAGCCTCCATTATGTATTTGGTGTAAAGGTCATCCAGCCTATCGCTGAACGCTTGAAGATTTTCTAATGTCTGCTCATGGACCAACTCACGGGCGATGTATTCACCGCGCATGTTCTTCTCGCAAGCGAGGCAGATCAATGCCTTTGCTTCTTCTTCGGTGTCTGTGCTGAACACTGGGAGCCTCCCAGCGGGTCGTGTTCCTTTCGGACCATGACCAACTACAACCGCTCACCATATCTCCCATGGTTTACCTACTCGCTCATGTCTGTTTTTCTCGATAGGCATGTGTGCTCCTGTTTGGTTTGGTTGGGGACTTACGCCCCCGGTGATTGGTTAGCTGTACCTAATCATCAGGTTTCTTTGTGCAGCATACGCAACCAATCGTTGTAGGTTCCGAAGCCTTCCTATTGTCTGCTCGTCTGTGTTCCCTGTATGGTAGTGTCGACCCAGTTCGTGTGGTTCACGAACAAGGTGAATCCTTTTACCTTCTACATTAAGCACCTTCATTATCTTGCGCTGAATGGATGGTAGCTCGCATGCTTCCCACTCCCCATAGTACGGGTCATCTTCATTCATTAGGTCAAGCATACTCAGCAGGTCTAGTGCGTTCCCATTAGCAAAGTTGCACTCTCTTGGGAACTCGGACCACTCAGGGTCATCGCCTATAGTGTTTACTCTCGGTGAGTCTGGGCAATAGAATGTCATACTCATAAGCTACGACTCGCAATGAACAGTGCATCATCGTGAGTAACCTCAACCTCATCGCCCTCATCGTCTACAGCACTCCAGCTTTCGACGGTCCATATCCAACCATCTGCCCAGCACTCATGTAGAATCTCAACCGTGATGGTTACCTCTACATCTACACCATCTATGACCATCTGAATGGTCCCTTCTGCTTCTGATATCATGCTGCACCTCCAGCCGTGGCAGTATCGGTCATACCACGAAGTTCGTGGAAGTCGGGTCGCATACTCATTTCGACACCTCCGCATAGCGCATCATGGCTTCGTATACTGCGGCCTCTGCACGGCCTTCTTCGTCTGCTGCACACTTATCTATGCGCCCCTGAAGCAGGTACGCATACAACTCGCTTTCCTCATCGCGGAACAACCACGGCGACACCAGTGCACCCTCAACCTTGCCAATCGCTTGCGCGACCCGCATTTGGGCTGCGTCTATGGTGTGAAGGGGTCGTTTTGTGGGGTTGTAGAATCCTCCGCTGATGGCCCTGTCGAGGGCTTCCTTGTAGGGCTGGACACCCCGCTCACCAAAGACAAGACCGGAGCCGTAGTCGGGGCCATCATTACCGAACCGGGCAATCACGGTCCCACGTTCGTGAGTCCCGCACCAGTACAGATCGTGTACCGCACCTTCATGCTCGAACTGGCCGAGGGATTTACAAGCCTCGCAGTCATGCGTGTATTTTGGTGGGGTAATCACTTGGCACCTCCTTCTTCGGAAGTAACGAACTCATCAAAGCAAACAGGTACCCACCCTGTAGCCACCCTCTCAAGGTTATCCTCTATGTACGCCTTGTATCTCATAAGACTGAGGATGCCGTCACTATCCTCCAATGCAAATACGGATACACCTTCAACGGGAGTACACGTAAGTTGAATGTTGTCTCCCTCTTGGGAGGTAACGACACTCATGTTGGACGTGTACTTTCTAAACTCATCTAGAGAGAGGTGAATAGTTACTAATGATGGGTCGTATGCACCTACATGAACACCTATGACACCTTGTATGGATGATCCTGATAGGACTTCTATCGACTTGTTAACAGCGTCGATAACTAACTTCGTTGCAATAGCCACGTTGGCTCCTGTGTTTTGGTTAAGCCGGTTCTCTGCCGACCAGAACAACTTAACCGGTGGTCAACCTCTCGTCAACCACAGCCTCCCGGTGGCCCTTTTCGGGGACCAGATCAGGTGGCACCCTCCTCGCCCATGTCACCCGGATCGCGGACAAGGTTGCGTATCGTAAGCCCGGCTGCGGTTTCAAACTGCGTACCGCTATCCCATGCTCGCTCAATCATCTGTATGTACTGACCACGGAACAGGCGATCAATGTTGCCAACCATATCCCAGTCACAGATGTACCCACGATTCCACCACTGTGGACACAGGCGAGCAAGTAGCGAGGCCGACTGCTGGTATATACTTATTGCTGCGTCACGCGATACGAATGGTATACGCATCTCTATCAAGGCAGCTAACTCTATTAGTTGAGCAGCTTTGTTTGCGTCTAAGGCCAGCACTAAGGCAACCAATGTTGCATGCCTGATCGTCGCATGTCGTGGGAATAGCAAGTCACGCTCATCCCACCCGGAACATATACCCTTCGCATAAATACGGGCATTACGTTCGTGACCCAAGCCCGCAGCATCAAGCATACGCTCTTGAACAAGTGCCTTAACTATCTTGCGATAGCGTATGTGTGAGTCCTCAATGATTGCTATTTCATTCTTTGGGGACAGCCTATCAATCACAGCACGAGCACAAGCGTCCGCCCATGCCCTCATACCAGACTTGTCTAGCCCATCAGTGGTAGGCACAGGGTCTACAAGCAAAGCCCCCTTAAACCGCCACAGAGAGCCGTCACGACCTATAAAGATATGCCTGTACCCAACACTCAAGCCAACCACATGAGTAGTTATGCCTACCTGTATACGACCACCATTGAGTATGGGGTACCTGCTCTTACGAGTGTTTGTCCTCGCGGTCTTGGCTGTTGGTGTGTACCAACCAAGCTGAGCACCCAGGTTGTCTAAGTCTATACGTCCTGAGCGATACGACTTCACCGGCTCCACCTCAAGAGCCTTTCTTTTTATACGACTACGTGGGCCTTTACTACGCGCCTTAGTCATGCTGCTCGGCTACGTTCAACACAAGCACAAACTCATCATTAGTTAGGTTCAGAACCTTTGAGATTTTAGATATAGTCATGCGACTAGGCACACGCCTACCACCCTCATACAAGCACACGCTTGAGTTCGTAACCCCGATCCTATCCGCAAGCTCCTGTTGAGTTAACCCCTCCCTGGCGCGAAGAGTTTTCAGCATCACCCCGAAACCCCTGGTTCTTCCTTGCTTCTCACCGATTCTCTGGCTGGTCATCTTGACACCTCCTTGACAGCCGGTTAACTTGGTTTCTCCCGGCGGTCAAGAGCCGTTCGGTCCAAACTGCCCTGGAGGCGAACAACGTGAAACCTGACATGCTATCGCATTTGAATCCTGCCGAGACTGAACGTATGGTACTAGGTACTTTACTAGTCTCTAGTGGAGATCAATTAGTTCTTATAGATGATCTTCTTAAAGAACAGTTCTTCTCTAGTACAGAACATCAGAAATTATACTCTTGGATCTTAAATAGAGTATCTAAGAACAATCCTGCTGATCTAATCTCACTAGTAGAAACCTCTGGTTTACAAGGGTGTAAGAAGTACGGAGGTATAGAGTATGTAACGAGGCTGGGTGACAACACCATTACTGGTGACAACATGCTTCGCCAATACACCAAGCGTATTGCATCATGCCACAGACTTAGGCTTTTGCGTGGTGCAGCTAAGCAAATACTTTCCTCATTAGAGGACGTGGATGAGGAACCAGAGAACATCATACGTGCTGCCGAGTCTGATGTACTAAACGTATGCGGTGAGATTGACTCTATCCGTGGAATCCTCTCCTTACAGGAGGCGGCTTCTGAGCGTAAGAACGCATGGCATAAGATACTTGATGGTCAAGGTCTTGAGTACATTCCTACTGGATTTCCTACGTTTGACGATCACTATGTAGGTTGGCCACGAGGATACATGACTATCATTGGTGGTCGCCCTGAGATTGGTAAGACTATGTTCCTTGTGTCTGCTGTACTGCGTGCTGCTCAAACAGGTGTACCACAGGGGATACTCTCCATTGAAATGCCCAGATGGAAGCTCGTGGACCGCATGGCTTCCATTGTTGCTGGCGTGTCAGTAAGTAGTATCCATGAGAAGAATGGACCGAAGACAGATATGCTTATGGAGGCTGCTGATGAGCTTATGCAAGAGCCAATCTATGTAGATGACGCATCATCTACTGCGGACTCTGTTGAGAGTTCTATTCGTAGACTGGTTCGCAAGTATGGCTGTAAGGTTATCTGGGTTGATTACCTGCAACTCATACGTCCACCATCCAACCTACCGAAGAATCGTAATAGGTCATGGGAGGTGGATGAGATTAGTGAAACGCTAAGGCGTATAGCTAAGCAAGAGAATGTAGCTGTCATCGCTTTGCTGCAACTAAACCGTGGTGCTGAAGAGTCCGCCGTTGATGGGCGCATGGGTGTCCCACAACCCCAACACTTCCGAGGCTCAGACAAGCCTTTGCATGATGCGGCCTTGGCTTTTGGATTGTATAGGCAGTTTCAATACAAGAAGCCAAAGAAGTTGAATGGGGACAAATACGAGAACGTTGAGCTTGCTGATATGTTCCAGCCCTTTGAGTTGATTGCATTGAAAAGCCGCGACCATTCAAAGTTGAGCGTCAAGCTGTGGGCCAGGCTCACCCTTCAACGAGTGTACGACAACAACGATGAGGGATTCGTTGTCCCTGATTGGGGCGGTGATGTTGACAACAGGTAAACAACAGGATATATGGAATGGGCAAGAAGAGTAGGTCTAACCTAGATGTAATGGATTTTAGGCATAGGCTAAGATTGGTTGCTGAGTCAAGAGGGATAAGTATAAATCAGCTACACAGGGACGCTGGAGTTTTCCCTGCATACACAAGGGAGGTTATCCACAGGGGATATAATCCAACATTCAAACTGATACGGAGGCTCATAGAGCCTCAGAAGGTATCGTTATCCGCGTTTTGCGGTGACATAACAACACTATCTGCACACCTAAAGGTGGGAGAAAGCAAATGAAATGGGAACAAATGGTAAGAGAACTACGTCATCCGTTCGGTGATGAGGATGTATTCTGGAGGATTGATAGAGCGTTTGGTACATGGGCTAAGGTGCTCTGCTATGTAGATGCTCGGGCAGTCATGGATAGGCTTGATTCTGTAGTCGGCCCTGAGAACTGGCAGGACTCGTATGTTGAGACTGCTAATGGAAAGAACATATGCACCCTATCAATCCGTGTTGGTGATGGGTGGGTAAGCAAGTCAGATGGTGCCGGTGATACTAACTTTGAAGGTCACAAGGGAGGCATCTCAGATGCGTTTAAGAGGGCTGCTGTAAAGTGGGGCATAGCAAGACACCTGTATAATCTTGGAGAGACTAAGGTTCAGTTGTCTGAGCAGCGTCCTGATGTGCCAAGAGAGTACATTGTTGTGGCTTCTAAGCGTGGTCAGCAAACCAAGTATGGTGTTGCTCCATCAATCAGGCAAGTACAGTCAGAGTTGTTTCAAACGCATGACCCAAAGGAAGAGTGGCTATCTGGGATACGTTCCGTCTTGAAGGATAATAGTGTCAAGCGTGATGATATTGGATTCGTTCTTGAGGCTGGAACAGCCGAGTACACCAAGTCTGATGGCTTCACTAAGCCTGGGATGGTTGGTGTTGATCCGAGAGCATTGCCGGACAATGTTCTAGAAGTGTTGTCTAAGCGTCTACTGGAGTGGAGTAGCGGTGGCGCATTTGACAATCTAATGAGGGCGTACCACACGTTTAAGAGAAGCCTACAGAACGGTGAAGAGTAATGTCTTTCAAGCATAAGTTCCCGTCGTCAGTTGTTTGCATTGGGTATGTAGAGGGAGCCGTAAACCTTGGTCGTTCAAAGTCATCAGGGATTAAGGTGCGAGCAAAAATATACAATCAGAGTGAGTCAGATCGAAAGTACGATCTCCGCGTCCCACTGATTGCGTTTGGTAAACCAGCAACAATGCTCATTGAAGCTGGTAAAACAGGTGTGTTGGTAACGGTAATGGGTAGGTTGACTATGGTTAAAAACGATTCCAATACAAGTATTGAAGTGTTTGTTGAGGGCGTTCAATCTCTTGACGAGGATGGTTCAAATGGAATGGGTTAATGCTAAGCTGGCCGATGGAAGAGACATGTGGCTTCCTGATATTGCCAAGATGGTTCGTAATAGGCTTACCAATACAGGGGCACTAAAGAGTAGTGACCACTCAGCCAAGGCTCTTGGTGAGAGTATCCTTAGACAACTATCAGAGAAGCAGTCAGTGTCGGGTAGGCTGCGTCTATCAAGTAGTGGCGGTTGCATTAAGGCGATGGCGTACAACTACCATCACTATGAGGAGAATGGTAATCCCATTGATGCAGCCTCAAAGATAGCGTTTGTTATCGGAGATGTGACCGAGGCGTTCCTTGTCTCTACAATCGTAGAGGCATTTGAAGATGTGCGAAGAGATGAGCGACCACAAATCTCATGTGTAGGAGAACACCAAGAAGAGGTCATGGTTAATGTTCCGCTTGGTGATGGTAGGGTTGCTCGTATATCAGGGCACCCAGATGGTTCTATGCTTGTACCTGTTGGGTCTACTGAGAAGAGAACATGGAGCCAAGCGATACTGGAAGTGAAGTCCATGTCTGACTACGGCTTCAAGAAGTTTAGGTCAGATGGCCTTAGCCTTAATGACTCATACTACTATCAGGTCCAAGCATACATGGAGTCGAAGGGGTATCCCCTGGCTTACGTCATTGCATATGGAAAGGCAGCAACAGCAAAGGAAGCCGTGGTTGGTGATGATGGTCAGTGGTGGCCAGCGTTTCCAATCGTTGGGCAATGGATAGCGCGGGATAAAGAAACAATCAGTGATATAAAGCGGAAGTTCGCCAGTGTGATCAACTCGTCGTCACCGGATGAGTTTGAGAGACCACATGGTGCAGACAAGAAGGGGCGGCTTTCCTTTCCTTGCGACTATTGCAGGTATTGGAAGTCATGCTTTCCTAATGGTGAAGAGTTTGCTCAAGAGAGCAGATGGTTACAAAAAACAAACAAAATCAAAATTGGAATAAGAGGAAACGATAATGATTAATCAAGTAATACTCATCGGAACCGTGAAGTCAGAGCCTACAACCAGGGGTATAGCGGTCAGTTTCCGAATGACTACGTGGCGTATGCACCACGATGGTCGTCGATTTGACTCAACACACTCGGTTGAAGTGTTTGGCAAGTCCAAGGAGATGGCTTCAGCTTTGCAGGTTGGGCAGATGATTGCTGTTCAGGGGTCAATCAAGCACTCAAACTATGAGAAGAACGGACAGAAGAAGTGGTTTACAAGCGTCAGTGCATTGTCAGTGACACCCGTTGGTGAGGAAAGCGGTACACTTGGGCACTCGGGTCAGTCTCCATTCAATCAAGGAGAGTCACAACAAACGACTCCGGGCTCAGCCCCACCCGAGTATCCACCTAGTGGCAATGGTGGTGCAGGCAATCAACAGGTAGATGGCAGCGTTCAGATTAACAATCCTCCATACAAAGGGTTTAATGATCAATATGGATTCTAATGACGACACCGTTGGACCCTACCGGGTGGTTCCTCACACACCAAAGAGTGTGTCGAAGGCCATCCGGCAATGGGGTGATGACCAAAAAGCAATCGTGTCCGTTGATGTCTATGGGCACATGATGAGTGTACTTTTTAGTGATGGAGAATCAGGAATGTATTGGTATAGGTCGGACAGAGAGGGGTCTAGCTTTGGAGTAGAGAAGGATGTTTTACAATGATGTCTAAGAAGCTGAAGAGGCCGAACAGTGACCAGTATTTGACTATAGCTAGGGCGTTGCTTGTTAATAAAACAGATGCTCTCGGTGGTATACCGTCCGCTGTAGAGGTGCTTCGTAAAGAGTTCGGCATACAGGTAGCCACTAGTACATTCAAAAACTGGTGTCATGGGTTCCGCACACCAAACGGGGAGATTCATTACTCTCCATGTGGCCGTCACTTGAACCCAAGTACACGAGGGATAGTCAATAAGTGGCTTGGTATTGTGGACGATAGCTGGTGGTGGACTTCACTAAAGATCAAGCACCTAAAGAAACCAGATGTTGTTGACCCGTTTGATGTAATGGGGTTGACTCGACCGGAGGAAGTATGAGTTGTGTTGTTATTGGAATAGACCCAGGCAAAGATGGGGCAATGGTCGTACTTGATCACACCGGCAAGACTGTAATGTCGTACCTTACAAAGAGTGACTTCACTATAAAGATAGGTACAAAGAGGAGTAAGCGGGTCTACACCGAGTCACGTATGGCTCAAGCTATTGCATGGATAAACGAAAGGCATGAGATACGACTGGCTACAATAGAGAAGCAGGGAGCTAGGCCAGGCCAGGGTGTGTCTTCTATGTTTAGCTCTGGACTTGGGTATGGTTTATGGAGGGGTGTCCTTGCTGGACTAAACATAAAGATACTTGAGGTACATCCAAAGACTTGGACGAAAAGAATCCTTCGTGATGTTGCCGGTACAGGTAAAGGGCGCTCAGTGTACGTTGCCTCTCAGCGCGTACCAGACCTGAACCTTACCCCTGGTGCTCGGAGAAAACCCCATGACGGCCTATCTGACGCGGCTTGCATAGCCTTGTATGGCATGTCCACGCTGTCAATGAGTGAACCAGATGCCGGTATATGAGTACAAGTGTGGCCGATGTGGGCACTTGATTGAGTTGCTACAGAAGCATGGAGCACCTGCACCTAAGTGCTGCAAGTGTTCGTCGCCTGATGAGGTGATGGAGAAACAGGTTTCCATTGGCTCGTTCACACTCAATGGGAGTGGTTGGGCGAAAGATAACTATGGACTAAAGAAAGGTAAGAAATGAAAAAACAGGACAAAAGAAACGAAAGCATAGCGTTCGATCCACTCGGCTTTGTTGAGGTGTGGCAAACCTCAGAGACCCTTCAGGAGGTAGCCGATAAGCTGGGCATGCCGCTGAAGAAGGCATCAGTAAAAGCCTCACGTTTCCGAGGGAAAGGCGTTCCGCTAAAGAACTTCAGGACGGCCAGCGTCGATTGGGCTGCGGTTGCCAAGTACGCAGAATCACTCAAGGGAGGTGAGTGATGGCCAGGGACGTGGACGGATACACGGTGCGCTGCAAGGTAGACCTGCGCGAAGCCAAATGGCTCGGCGGCTTGCCCATCAGCTACACCGTGCACGTAAAGCAGGGCGGCAA